CGGACCTGTTACCAGTCCGAGGGGAAGATCAAGGACGGGAGCGCAGAGAAGTTGATCCGGGTATGCATCAATCGTGGGCACCACAGTATCCTGGAACATTGTTCAATCACGGTACGGATCATCTGCGATCGTGGCGTGTCGCATGAATTGGTCCGGCACAGGCTCTGCGCTTTCTCTCAGGAGTCACAGCGGTACTGCGCGTACAAGGGCGATGTGGAGTTTATCAGACCGTACTGGCTTGATGGATCAGCCGGGACAAGAGATTTGGAGAAAATCAGGCTGTCAAAACATACCGCATGCTCTGCAATTAGAGATGCCGAAAGATACTATCAGGATCTCTTGGAGATGGGCGTAGCCCCCCAAAACGCCCGTGCAGTTCTCCCCAACGCCACCAAGACGGAGATCGTTATCACCGCCAATATTAGGGAGTGGAGGCACATTTTCACCCTCCGCTGTGCCAATGCTGCTCATCCAGAAATGCGCGGGATCATGGTCCCAATGAGAACAAAGTTTGCGAATCTATGGCCGGTGTTTTTTGAAGACCTTATGATGTAGGGGGGACAATGGAAAAAGAATTGCTGGAAGAGATACGGATCGAATACAAAGACACATACTCCAATGTTATATTACACATGGCGAACAAGATTACAGAACTTGAGGCCGAGATTGAACGGCTGAAAAAGAAGATCCGGGCACGAGAGTTAAGGTAATGGGTTACATTTTTTGGTGATATAGTGGAGGGTGCGTAAATGGCCGTCACGTTTGAATCATTAAGCCTAAAGGGGCTACGTCGAACACACCTTGAACAGCTATTGGCATATATTGAACACCGGGAACGAGATGGTTGGTACTATGGCAACAAGGAACAGTTTGAAAAACGACATACAGAGTTGAAAGGCTGGATAACAAACGCAGTGGTATATGCGAACCAAGAAGATGTGAGAATGCCAAAATGACCCCCCTACTCACAGCCCAAGACATAGCAGACGTCCTCCGCACAACCCCACCGGTTGCCAGGTCGATAATGCTCGAAGCACACCAACAACCGCTGGATTTGGGCCGTGGGCGGTGCCGTGGGTATCGGTGGACAAAGACGCAGCTTGAAAAGGTCATTGAGTTTGTCAGCCCCCCAACCAAAAGTTTCAGCTCCTAGCCTTCGCAACGCTGAGGTCGTGGGTTCAATCCCCATCGCCTCCACCAACAAAATCAAGGGTTTGCAAAGGAAAATTTGCGAACCCTTTTTTTGAGCCATAGAAGCGAGCCTTGACATCCTCCCCGCCCTGAAGGACGGGGATTCCCAATTCATCGAAGCGAGCCGACTCAGGCATGCGCCTGCTCCGGGATTACCGCTTCTCCAAGGGCTGCAACCGCATGTCCTGCGGCCAGTATGTTGCGGGCGGCGTTGACGTCGCGGTCATGGACGGTTCCGCACTCAGGGCACGTCCAGTGACGGCACGACAGGGGCATTTTGCCCATGATGTAGCCGCAGTCCGCACAACGTTTACTTGACGGATACCACCGGTCGATCCCGATCAGGGTCCGTCCGTACCACCGGGCTTTGTAATCGAGTTGCCGGATGAATTCACTCCATCCGGCATCAGATATCGACTTGGACAGGTGGCGGTTTTTGACCATATTGGTCACGGCCAAGGTCTCAACGGCGATCACTTGGTTCTCGCGAATGAGCCGGGTGGAGACCTTATGCAGAAAATCCTGCCGGGTATCGGCGATTTTCGCATGGAGCCGGGCCACTTTCTGCTTGGCCTTGGCTCGGTTCTTTGATCCTTTTTGCTTTTTGCTCAGGCGGCGCTGCAACATCGCAAGCTTCTTTTCGTTGCGGCGGAAGGTGTTTGGGGCGGCGATCTTCTCGCCCGTGGACAGAATGGCGAAGTGGGTCAGCCCCAGGTCAATCCCAACCTGACCGGGGACTTCCGGCAAGGGTGTAACGGTATCGTCGCACAGCAGGGATACGAAGTAGCGTCCTGCGGTGTCTTTGGAGACGGTACAGGTGGTGACTTTAGCCCCCTCGGGGATGGGACGTGACCAGCGAATCGCCAATGGCTCTTTCATCTTGGCGAGGGTCAGCGCTATTCCATCCCACGAAAAGCCACTGGCAACGTAGGTGATGGACTGCCTCCCATGCTTTGTCTTAAACGATGGGTAACCAGCTCGTTTAGCGAAGAAGTTATTAAAAGCCCGCTGAAGGTGTTGCAGGGACTGCTGCACCGGTACGGACGAAACTTCTTTGAGCCAAGCGTGATCTTCCTGGCGTTTGAGCTTGGTCAATAAAGCTGAGGTCTCGTGGTATCCAAAGCGCTCTCCCCGCTCAAACCAGGCATCCGTCCGAAGGCGGAGCATGTAGTTATAGACATAGCGAGCACAGCCGAACGTCTGCGCTAAAATCTCTTCCTGCGCCGGAGTAGGGTAAAACCGATATCTGTAAGCTCGCTTAATATCCATGGTTTAAACGATACCATTCTTTCGTTTAAATGTCAACATCTAAACCGTTCCTTATATCCCCGCCGTGAACGACGGGGTTTTACGGAACAAAGGATAAAATACCCCTCCAACTCGTCCATGCTCTCCAGCTTTTGCCCCTGCATGGCAATCTCTGCCACTGCGCAGCGTTCGAGAAAACCCATACCGCGAACGATATTTATCAGGTTGTCATGTTCCGGCGGCGCATCAAGCAGATTGCGGTACACCTGGCGGGTAACGTCGGCGGTATCGTCAAGATCGCGGTTGCACTGGATGATGCACCACCACTCGTCAATGCCTAGCATAGGCACGTGCTTGCGGATGATCTCGATGTAGCGCGAGAAAATCCCGTTAGCACGGGCTGATCGGTTTTCTCCCACGTTCAGCAGTTGGCGGGTGTGGGGTTCTTGATATATTGTTGCGCGTTTGTCCATGTGTGGCTCCTTCTAAGCCCCTGCCGGGGCAGGGGCGGTGTGTGTTTATGCGTTGTTAATTATGAAGTCGTGTATTTCTTCAAGTATTTCCTGATCATCATCTTCAAGGGGATAATATATTTTTTTCGGTTAAAAAAGCCCTTTCTGGTGGCCTGCGTTCCGAGCGGCTTCGCGCATATTTTTGATAAGCTGGCCGAAGTAACTCTCTTTTAGCTCAATCAACACGGCTCTGCGCTTCATCTTGACGGCCACATATCCCTCTGAGCCAATGCCTCCGAACGGTGTTAGGACTGTATCTCCCTCGTTTGTCCACAACTGTATAGCTCTCTCAATAACGTCAAGTTGCAACGGGCATATGTGGCGCTCGTCTTTTTCATCCCGCGCGGATGCTTTTTGCAGCGTGTTGGATTGATTTATATCCATCCACACCGGGGATGCGTAGCGCCTCCAATATTCATGCGAGCGGTTGCCGGTCTTTGGGGGGTCTTCGCCTGCGAATGTTTCAAGTCCTTTCGGGTGTTCTACTCTCTCAGGGTTGTCGCCAGGCTTGCGGAACCCCAGAAGATAATCAGGCAGGCCGGCGCGGCTCATTGAGGAATCTTTGCATAGTTGCTTGTGCATCAAGCCGAGGGCTTTTGTCCGAGTTGCTTCTACAAGGGGATCTTTCCAAATCACATGCTCAGAATGCAGGATAAAACCCTCTGATTCAAAAAGCCTGATAATATCTCCGCGAAAGTCTTTAATGCCGATGTATCCATCTCGCTCTTTCATAAGGGGGATGTTCATGCAGTGTACGGCTACTATCCTGCCAGGCATCATTGTTCTGTAGTGCTCTTTTACTAGGAATCTGTATTGAGTGAAAAACTCATCATAGTTTTTACTATTACCCATATCCCTATCGCTATTACTGTACGTATACAGCGACGAAAAAGGGGGAGAATAAATGGAAAAATGCACACTGTGATCGGGGATTCCCTTCATCACTTCGCAGCAGTCCCCGTGATATGCGGCGTATTGTTCGGTTATTTCCTGATTGATTACATCCATTTTGGAACCTCCATCTTTTGATTTGCATTGTATTCTGTCTTGATTGCAGCGGTTTCTTTTATGTTCTCGCGGTTTATGTCTGCCATATGTTCAATCATGCTGTCGGCCATTTTTTTTGCGTCTCTTTCCTTGCGCTTTATATTCTCAACTACAGCCCCCTCTGTCTCTGCGGTTATGATATGCACATGCACATTCCTTTTTTGCCCGAATCTCCAGCATCGGCGCACGGCTTGATAAAACTGCTCATAACTGTCAGATAGTCCGAGGAAAGCGATATTGCTGCAATGTTGCCAGTTCATGCCGAATCCAGCTATTTTGGGCTTACTTATAAGCCGGTTGTATTTGCCATCTGTAAATCCTATCATGCGCTCTTTTTTGACGTCCGGCTTATCTGACCCGGTAACTTCAATGCTATTTTCTATGGCTTTGCAGGCTTTTGAACTCTCATCGTTTAGGTTGCACCACACGAGGAACGGATCATCTTCAGCATTGACAATCTCAGCGCATTTCTTTACGCGGTCATCAATAGTGTTTTTGCGTTCCTGTTGGCGTTCCGTGAGCGTGAGGGCTTCAACTGGAAATAGAAAACCCTCCGGCGCGGATTCTTTTTTGATAACGTGGTGATGGTATATCAGTTTCGGCAGGTCGAATCCTTCATCACTATATCCAAGATCTGAGGGCTTGCGGATATTGACAGCCCATGAGCACAGCCACTTCCAGAACGGTTCCTCTGCGTGTCCTTTCAGCCGCCATTTCGCCGTATCTCCGCCATCGTGTACAAAGAACATAGATAACATTTCCACGCGTGACATCACGCCTAAAAACTCGCTATGGTTGCCGAGTTCCATATGGTCATTAGGTGCGGGAGTGGCGGTGCAACACAGTTTGTATTTTGTTTGTCTGAATTTTTCGATTAGACTGTTGCGAATCTTACCCGTAAAGGATTTTAGAATGGAACTCTCATCAAGCACGACACCGCTAAAATAATCAGCATCGAACTTATCAAGTATTTCATAGTTGGTGATTGTAATCCCTGGCTGTACGTCTGATTGTTCGCGGGTGTATCTTACTTGAATACCGAACTTCTCCCCCTCGCGCACGGTCTGCTCTGCAACTGCTAATGGCGTAAGTATCAGGACGTTGCCGCCGGTCTGTTTTACAACCTGGTCAGCCCATGCTAACTGCATCAGTGTTTTACCCATGCCGCAATCCGCAAAAATTGCAGCGCGTCCAATCTTCAGCGCCCATCTGGTTATGTCGCGTTGAAAGTCGAACATCTCCCCGCATAACTCGCCCGCCTTTATCCCTTGCGGGCTAAATTTTATGCTTTTCGAGCGTATGAACTCTTCATACTCCATTATCATTCCCCCTTCTTTATTCGGTTTTGTTCAGGCAATTTACCAACATATTCTGCGCTGTCGTAACCACAGCTCCGGTTGCTACACAGCCACCCGCGCCACACTCTACCACTCTTATGAACCACCCAATCCATCTGTATCAATTCTGATCCACATATAGGACACATGCTATTCTCCTTCCAGCGCCTTACGCGCTATAAGCGAGCTCTTGGTAAACTCTGCTCCGCATCTAGTACACTTATCTGCTATCCGCATCACTCAACCTCCAGTCCTGTTAAAATATTAAATTCCGGCAATTCTCTCGCCAACATTTCCATCGCTTGCGCGTGTTCCTCGTTAAGATAATCTGATAAAAATGCTTCAAACTTTCGTTCGTCTATGATGCTCACGCCGCCGTCACCCTTGCGCATTGCTTCATGGTATCCACGTTGCGAAAACACCCGGTACGCTACATGCTCGCCGCGCTTTACTTGCACGATCCCGTCAGAGTCGCGCATCATCTCGACCAGCGTTTCCAAGTCTCGCATATCCTCAACCTCCACCGGCACGATCCCGGCCTGAGTTCTTTTCCACATCCTGATTTCCATTCTGAGCCACTTTCTCATGCTTACCTATGCCAACGTATATCCAGGACTTAGTTTTTCGATTGTGGGTAGCAAAATGGAGCCACAGCAACAAATCTGGAGATAGCCTGCACCTCCACTTTCTTGTCGAACCAGTTTTTAGCCCTCATGTGGCGCAACCATTCGTCGATGTTCGCGTTGATGTCGTCCAGGGCGTAGTCCGTCAGCAGCACATCATCCAGCCAGAACTCCAGGTATCCATCCCTGTGCCTGACCTCTACCATTCCCAATCCTCCCGGTTCGCGTCCACAAAGCGTTGATGTTCGCCATGGAACTCGCACGGGATCGACACATTCCTCTGACCACCCCGGTTCTTTCCGATGATGATCTCCGCCTTGCGCTGGTGTTTCTCCAGGTTGTGGGTTGCATTATCCTCAAAGTTTCGGCACTGCTGGCAATACTCGCACTCCCTGAAGGGAAACATAATCACATCGCAATCCTGCTCTATCTCCCCGGAATCCCTCAAGTCTGACATTATCGGGCGTTTATCGGTGCGCTCATCCACTTTTCGCGATAGCTGGCACAGGATCACCACGGGTATGCCTAAGTCTTTTGCCAATCGCTTGAGTCCCCGCGTTACCGTGCCCACCACCGCCGAGCGTTGCGGTCCGTCCGGCATGTCCATAAGCGTGAGGTAGTCAACCACCACCATCTTCAGGCCTCTCCTGACCTGCATCTGCCGCGCCTGGGTCTTGATATGCTGGATAGACACCGAACTGGTATCGTCCACGGCAAACTGCAAATCCTGCAGCCCCGTTGCCGCGGTAGTCATTCGCGACCAATCAGAATCCTTCATGTTCCCGCTTGCCAGGGCGGAGTATTTCACCCCACCCTCAGCGGCAATCATGCGCTCTATCAGCTCGTGGATCAGCATTTCCATGGAGAAAAACAGCACCTGCCCCGCGTTCTTCGCCGCTGCCATCGCCAGGTTGATTGCTATAGCGGTCTTACCCATCCCCGGTCTACCGGCGATAGCGTAGAGTTTCCCCACCTGCAGGCCGTTTGTGGCTCTGTCCAGTCCCGCGATCCCGGTTGTGATACCGACAACGCGCCCCCGGTTCTTGTAGCGTTCTTCAAGTCCGGCAAAGACTTCCGCCAACGCGTCCCCTACCTGCCGGGGTTCGCTCTTCCCCTTCGGTGCGACCTCCAGCAACGAGCTTTCCGCAAACTCAATCATCTGCTCGGCTGTCGATTCTTCCGCCATACCCACCAGATCGGAAGCGATACGCGCTATGCGCTGCCTGGTGTTCCGGTCCCGCAGCTGTTCGCAGTATTTGCGCAGGTGATAACGTGATCCGTGCCCCTCCATCCAATTCGCCAGGTTCGAGGCCGGGACTCCTGTTGTAGCCGATATGCTGACAACATCCGCGCTTTCGGATTTTGTCATTTCCTCCACAACTTGCCGATACTGGCCGGTAAATTCCTCTGGCGATAGAATATCGAGCACGTTGTGTATCTCTTCCGGGAACGTCAACAACGTTCCGACAATCTCCTCTTGTAAATTTATCATCACACACACTCGTAGTCTTGAAAGACGTTATTATCTCGTGGCACTCTGCCGCCGGATCGCGGTCTGGCAGAATCCTCCTTTGCCGCCAGTATCTTCTGGAATTTGGTCAGGCCGTCAGACTTCTTCCTCAGCGAAGCGATAGACAGAACGTTGCGCTGCCAGAAGTCGTCTTTTACCGCCCACCGGAGCACGTCCTTGACATCATCCAGGGTGTGACCGTCAATGCGGATCAGCTTGTCCACGGTTTCGGTTCCGCTTTTAATCAGAGTTTCCGTTATCGCTGGTGCGCGTTTATCCATCTCCTGTTTGACGTGCTCCTGGAATGAACGCACAAACTCGACGATTGATTCATCGAAATTATCTGACCACACATCCGACTGCTCGGCAGAGTTGTCGGGAGTGTTCTTCTCTGTCTCTGTCTCTGTCTCTGTCTCTGGGGTTACGGTTGAGATACGGTTTTGTAACGCTCCCGTTACGGATTCGTTACATGACTGTTTTTGCTCAATAAATCCGTTTGCCTCACATTCGGCGACCCCATCCTCGACAACTTGTCGCGACAACCTAAGCCTGAAGGCTATTTTGTCCAATCCGTCACGGATCAAACCGGATGTAGGATCTTCATCTTCGCTTGCAAGCAACCACAGCATCGGAAGTAGCGCCCTCGCCTCTGCGCTCATACACTGGTACTCGAAATTATCCAGCAGAGACTTATGGAATCTGATCCAGGGCGGCTTCCTGTCTTTGTATGATTGAAATGACGACCAATTATTTATCTGTATCAATGTCGCACCTCTGTTTTCCTTGCAATCATTCACAGTTTTGTTAAATCATCTGAATGAACCACAATCCAGAAACCCGGCCTGCCATTCTCCGACAGACACACCACCGGCGTCTTGTTTTCCTTCTTGGCACGTACCTTGACCGAATCCCACAATGTGACAACGCTGTGCTTTTTGCGCTTCTTGCACTCTATATATAGCGTCTCGTGGTTGACATCGGCTTTGGTATCATCACCCAGGACAGGGCAACGCTTACCGCCGAAATACGACGCTGCTAGTCTTTCAAACTTCTTCCATGCTTTATCCGCCATGCCTTTTCCTCCTTGCACTCTTGTTCGGACATTCCTCACCTCCGCTTGCCGCACATCCGCGTTTCTCAATAAACCGCCCGGCGCAGCAGAACTCTTTGCAATATTTGGGGTCTACCTCAGTTTTTAACATCCAGCACCCCCTCATCTATCGCCCTGCCCAGGGTTCGGGCTATATACTCCCACTGGTCGCTCCAGGGGTAATCACTGTTGTGCATAGCAAGGTGGTGAGCTGCACAAAGGGGCATTGTCATGCTATCCGGGGCTTTGGTTCCCATGCCGCCCATACCGCCTATACCTATAATGTGGTGTGCGTGGTCGGACGGTCTGCCGCAGATTGCACATGGAAGGGAACGCACGAAGGCCAGGTATTTTTTATTGCGCCATTTTTTTTGCTTGAAGTTCATCACTCATATCCTTGTAGTTGCTTTCAAAAACCGCTTTAGCAAATCCGAGCGGGGTAGCGCTCCGGATATTGTGCCTCTCCGGGCCAGGCGGACACTTGTGTATCCTGTCGTCCGGCCTGTCCGCCCCTTCAAGTTGAAACGCTGCAGGCATCGCAAAGCCCCCCCGGTCCACAGGCATGTTTTTTTAGTGTAATTATCCTCCGGTCTGTACCCGGTAAAGTGGTGTGGACTGAACGTGTGATCCGGCTTTCGCCAATGGCTCGCAATGTTACTCACCGGATTTTCTATCAAGTACGGTGCGCCGCTCCACTCTGCAAACTCAGCTGCAGTTGCAAACATTTCTATACTCGATGCCAAGCGGCGCAGCCCCTTACCCTTGAACCACCTTGCCCCACTTACTGCCAGATGTGTGCAGGGCGGAAACGCTGAAACAAAAGCGATCCTTCTGCGCTCAACAGGGCAAAGCCATGGACGGCTCAGGTCTGCATGAACCTTATGCAGCCGACCTTCGCTCGTAACTCCCCCGCTTTCGTATGCCACCGGATGTTGTGTATCTACGATCCAGCACTCAAAACCAGCTTCCAGCCAAGGCTCAACCATCTTCCCGGTCAGATCAAAAAGGCTTATAACGGTGTCTTTAACCATCTTCCCTCCATTCCGGTGCAGGTATCGCAATCTCAAGGCGGTTCCAGCAAAAGCGAATCAAGCTGTCTATGTATTCGCTCCACGCCTTGCGGTCTGATTTCTTCAGTTCCGGGGTAAATTCTTTTACCTCTCCGCAAATTTCTTTATGTACCGGGCCGATTATCTTGCGCTTCATGTAGTCGTGCATCTCTTCTACGGTGAATGTGTCGCCGGTTCCGCTTTCTTCGAGCTTGCGGATCATGGCCGGGTAGATAACCCCGAAGGTGTAAGCCAACTGTTCCAGGGTTTTCTTGTCTTTGTGCTTCTGGAATAGCACCTCGTACCCTTCCGGCACTTCGTCTACAAGCTCATGCGCACGCTGGCGCTGTTTGTCGCTTCTGATTATTATCTTCGTTTTCAATGGGTTCTCCCGTTATCTCTATGCTTGTGCCCTTGCCCCGCCATGTGTAAGGGTAGGGTTTCGTTCCAGATTTAAGCATCTGATCCTTCACCCAATTCGGGCCGCCGTTTGATACGTCGCGCACGTCCAGGGTTATAGTCATACCAACCACTCCCCGTACTGCAGGTTTACATACAGATGATCGCAAAGCTCCTTCCATTCCTGGAGCCTATGGGTTCTGCGCTGCTGGTACATGTTCCGCAGCGCCTTGTAGTTGGTGCTTACCACCCGGCGCTGCAAAAAACTTTCAGGCAACAGGGCTTTGTAACGGTCAAAATCATGTTCCCGGATGCAGAAATTCAGATCATCAAGTAGTGCGTCAGGTATCGGCATGGAAAAGTCTGCCTGGGTAAGTTCGCGTTTCATGCCCGTGTGCATCGTGCTCTGACTTTGCTTTGAAACCCCGATCCGATAGGTGTCGAACTGCTGCCAAAAATACCGGGGCGCGGTTATGTCCAGCCAAACTGCTATGCTTTCCATCGCCTTATTGTGACCAAAATCTTTTGTTGCGAGCTTGCTTAAAAGCGGTAGCATGTTATCAAGCGGTTGATTTTTATTCAGACTCAGGCCTAGCAATGCCTCTTCCAGTCCAGCCTCTTTAAGCACAGTAATTCTCAAGACTTACCTCCTAAAACTTTATGTTCAAACTTACGTTTGCCATCTTGTCTGATAGCCTGTCTTTGATCTCTCGCGGGGGTGTACACGCGGTGGCGCGCTCCTTGAATCCACGATCTCCGGGGCGAAAGACACGGCAGGGCTCATGTACGGGCTTTTCAATTACAGACTTCCCCCGGTGGCCCTTGCCTTTGTAATCAATCGCCTCCTCGTGGCTTCCGGCATTGCACCGGCAGCACAGCTTATGCCCTGGTGCGCTATCTCCCGGCCAGACATCGACATTTACGTCTGCGCCGCACCGCATACACTTGACTTTCACCGTTTCCAGCTCCGGCCCCTCCAGACTGCCGCGCTGACGGTTGCGTAAGTGAGCATCCATCCCGGCGCTTTTATCTTCCAGCGCCCACGCTTCTGCGCGTCTGGTGCCGGGGATGTTCCTCACTACCTTTACTCCGATACCCCTCAGCCGTCGCACCCGCCTGATAATCTCCGACGGGCTTTCCGTGGACGACATGGTTTCCAACTCTTTTCGCGTAACCTCTCCGTTGATATTGAGTGCTTCGATTACGCGATCCACTATCTTGTGCCCGCCTTCGTATGCACCGCGATACATCCACTTTCGGGCTTTGTATGCACGGTCGGCGTCGATTACATATCCGTCTTGTCGAAGCTGCCAGATAACCTGTGCCGGGTTTCTATTTTCTCCGGCAATTTCCGCTATGCGCTCGCGTGTGATCTCCCCCTGCTCCACGAGTTCTGCAGCTATGTGTGTTATGACATTCTTTCCCATAACCCCCCCACTATCGGTTGTCGCCACTGCCGCCGATAGTTCCGCGTAGCTGACGGCTGTTCAGCTTCGCAATATTCATCTGCGCTACTTCCTCCAGTGTCGAGCCTAGCTCCTGGGCGTTCTGCGCGATGTACCAAAGGGCGTCACCGAGTTCCAAAAGCAGGTCGTCACGCTTGCGGATTTCCCCGTTGTCGTCACGCAATACCTTTTTGATTTTATCCGTGTATTCTCCGGCTTCTCCAGCAAGGCCGAGGGATGTGTAAAACAGTCCGCGCATGTCGTTATCTTTCAGCCCTAAACGTCCAGGGTAGGATGCGGTCTTGTTTGCCAGTGTCTGGTATTCTTCAATCTTCACTTTCTATCCTCCCTTCAAGGGTTTCAATCGCCCAATCTATGTAATGTCTGGCTTTCTTGAGGTCAGTGATATAGTCGTCCTTGTCGCGCCAGATGTATTTCAAGGTGTTCTGCTGTACTACCGCCTTGATCTGCTCTGGCGTCATATTCGCAGCGCAGAAGGATAAAGGCTCAATCTCCATATTTTTGTAATGGCTTCCACCCTCCTGGCGTCCAAGGGCAGTCGCGCGGCGGCACAACAACATTGCTTCCTGCCGTTTGCTTTCCATCCCGCTTGCCATGTCGCTCATGCTGCCTCCTTCAATGCGCGTGACTTATGCGCTTCACGTAGGGTGTCCACGGCTTTCTGGCGGGATACGTTGTGCCGGAACATCAAGTGTTCCACTTCGTCCAGGGCGTCGTTGTATCCTTCAAGGTAGGTCAGCCCCGGTTCGCGTCCGTTTGCGGCTGTATCAACAAAGTGCTGTAATTCGTCAATCACAGCGCCGGATATTTCATAGATGTAATCGCGGGATTCTGCGTTTATCAGGGTGACGGGCTTCTTGCCGTTCTTGCGCAGCACTTCCACACTCATCTTGCCGCACAGTTTGGCAAGGTCTGCGGTCACGGCAAAAAAGCGATCCTCCATCTCGCGGATATGCTCAATCGCGGGATCGGTTTTCTTCAGCACCCCCTGTCCTACGGTGACCTTGTCCCAGCCGCCCAATACATCTGCGCGGCGGTTTTTTACAGTGTCGAGCAAGCCGAGGATTGTGCTTGCGAATATTAAGCAAACTTGCGGTGAGTCTAACTGTTGTATTGGCATTTTATTACCTCCGTTCCATTTATAATGATAGCTCATTTTGTCCAAAAAGGGGGGACGACTCTGGCGTACTGTCGCCCCCGTGGTATCTAGAAGGGGATAGAATCATCAGGGTTAAACCCCGGCACCCCTCCAGGCTGTCCGTTATTCTGCGGCTGGCCGTATCCGGATGGGCCGCTTTGCTGGCTGTATCCAGAGGGGCCGTTTTGTGGCTGGGGTTGTCCTTGATTTTGTCCAGCGTAACCGCCAGTGTTTCCGGGGGCTTGGGCGTTATTCTGCTGCTGGGATTGTCCGGCATTTTGTCCGGCACCGGTGTTCTGCTGGCTATCGGATGCACTGCCGAGCATTTGCATAGTGTCAATTACAATTTCGGGGGTGTAACGGTCGACACCGTTTCTGTCCTGCCACTTTCTCGTTTTGAGCTTCCCCTCAACATAAATCTGCTTGCCCTTCTGCAAATATTTACCGCAGATTTCAGCAAGTTGACGCCATGCGACAATGTTTACATATTCGACACTCTCCTGCTTATTGCCTTCACGGTCCTTAAACCTGTCATTGCAGGCAATGCTAAAGTTACAAACTTCAGTGCCGGAAGGTGTAAATCTGCTTTCCGGATCACGAGTAAGATTGCCGATACCTATCCACTTATTTACTGACATTGGTTTCCTCTCCATAAAGTTATTTGTGCCGCGCATGATTTACTGCATGTTTTCCTTTTTTCCCGATGGGATGGCTTTACGTAAAACGGGGCGTGGCATACGCTGCAAATCATTTCGACCTTCCTGCTTCTAAGCCTTGCGTGTTGTCCCGAATGGGCCGACCTTTTAATTACTATGATATTTTCAGGGGAATTATTTTCTTTGTTCCCATCGGCATGATGGACACATTCATCGCGTGACATCCTTCTCCCCTCTTTTTTCTCAGCGACAACTATATGCTCGAAAACGTATCCATTTTTTCTTGCACGATGATGGCTTGGCATGTGTATTTCGACATATCCGCCTGAAGTTATGCGCCTGCCGCCTTTCCATGAGTGGCTTTCTGGCCCCCTCTTTTTCCTAGCCATTCCAGTTCTTGCCTTATCAGACAGCCGCCTTTGATTGGGGTCGCCAGTAATCTTCATTCTCTTGCGCTTTTGCTTTATGGCAACATGCGTCCGCCTTAAAAGAACCGCCATTTCATCATCAGGGATGCCGGCGCCGAAACCTTGCCTAAGCAATTCCACTTCCGCTTCTGTCCAGCGACGCCCCTTGCAGACCACTCCTCCTTGTTCTTGCCTCACTGCCATCCCATGGGCTCCTTACGTTTGAGTGTCCACGCGTATTCGCGCCTGCCATACGGGCCGATAATTTGACGCTCAGCCCGCTCTACTAATCCGCTTTTCTTCAAGTTCGATATTGCCCGCCTTACCGATGTTATGGGCGGGCGTTTGTTAAAGTGGTTCAGCCGTTCCATTACCTCACTCGCACCCAGGGGCCGGTTCGCCAGGTACAGGATTTCGTAAACGTCCTGCTCCTGGGTGCGGGCTTTATCCTGGGCGGCTTTCAGTTCCGCTCCTTTCAGGTTGGTGGTGTTGTAGTAGCTCATGCGGCCCCCTCGATCTTATGGGGCTCCTCGTGCTCGATCTGTTCCTTGGTGGAAGTGTCAAGAAAAGGAATGTCCGGCTTTTCCTGACGCAATGCCGCATACGCAAGCTGGGTCTTGGCAGAAGAAATTATCTTCCCTGCGGTGTTGTTGATTTCTACAGCGTCTTTACGCTCCACAGTGCCGTTCTGGAGTCCTTCAAATACGTTGATAAGGTCGTTGCGAATGTCTGTAATTGTGGTCATTTGCTTTGCTCCCTTAGATAGCGTTTGATTTTAAGTTCAACCCGTTTAGCTTCCACAAGTTCCTGGGGGATATCTGCATGTAGCAGTGGGGACCTTCTTGTCATTACTTGGCGCACATATACGTCAGATAGGTTTTTACGGTTCCTGGCTCCTCTCTTCAAAGTGTCCAAGTTCAGTCTTTCCCGGTTTTCCGCATACCTTTCGCGGGCCTTTTCCCGCCTTTTTTTAGCGTTTTTCGCGTCCGATTTTCGGACGGTCTCCCGCCTTTTTTCAGGGTTTTCCGCTACCCATTGGCGCGAACGTTCTAACAATTTACCGCGATTTTTCTCCCTCCATTCCCGGAGATATTCCCTGCGACACTCTTTACACCGAGAGGAGCGTCCGCTCTTTATTGTTTTATCGACACAAAACTCCTCCAGCGGCCTAGCCTCCCCGCATTTCGTGCAGCGTTTTTCCATTAAGCTGCCTCCTTCGCATAATGCCTGCGGATAATCTGGAACAGCTCCCGCAAGGACGATGGTTCCAACTGGTGTCGCTGCGCCCATGCCTCTATTTCATCAATGAGCGTGTACGCTTCGCCCGTAGAAACCTTCTCAGGTATTGGCACTTCAGCAGGCGTTTGTGCATTCGTTGCCGATGCTTCATGGGCCTCCTCCGGTTCGGTCTTAACCTCCTGCGCACGATCTTCTTCCCTGCACTTGGCATCCGCTTCTTCCCGTTCCTTGCGCCGCGCTTCAGCCTCTTCCCTGCGCTTTACCTCTGCCGCTTCGCGCTCCTTGCGCTCCCTCTCCTCACGTTCGCGCTTTTCCTTCTGCTCCGCTTCGTAGTCCGCGATACGCTGCTGCACCAGGGCCTTAAAGCCTTCGGACTGCTGGTTGACGATCCGCTCCAGGTCGTTGAACAGAAAGTGGTAGTCCTTCTGGCTGTTGAAGTATTCGAGGTTTTCCCAAACGAGTTTGAATGTTTGCTTAATCCCCACCTGCACCCGGCTCAACTCTTCGTCTACCGCGTTCTGCAGGGATTCAAGGGTGCGCTTGTTTTTCATCGCTGTGCCCCAATCCGGGATAATGTCGATGATGTTTTCAATGTGCAGGGGGGCAATCTTTTCGTTCACGCTTGCGATATGCTCGCGCAGGGCCTCGTCTGCACTCTGCTCAATCTCGCGCTTTTTCTGCGCCTTGGCATCTTTAACGGCCTTCTCGCCGTGGCTCTGAAGCTTCTGCAGCACACTGTCCATTTCCGCCGCCAAGGAAGAAAACTCAGCGAAGGACACAAACTCACCCTTTACATCTTCCGTTGTTTCCTTCAGGTGCTTACGCGCTGCCTTGACCGCCTTTACCTGCTTTTCCTTATCCGCAAAGTCCTGATCCGTTTCCAGCGGACGGGCCATTTCTTCCTCTGCGCGTTCCTTCACAATCGGGAGAATATCGCGCAGGTTGGAATAAATGGCGGTGCCGTGTACTTCGTATTCCACCAGGGGGAAACCGTCAGCGTCCGCGCCCTCAACCTGCTCCGGCTTGGCTTTGGGCTTGTAGTTTTTCAAATCCTCTGCAAACTGTTTCCACCCTGCAATAAGCTTTTTGCGCCGTTCAGGCACAGATTCATAAACCATGGTTTCGCGCTTTTCCATGGTTCCGTCTGAGACGGTGAAAATCACGTGCTGCGCTTCATCCCCGGCAACTAAGAGTTGGTGTTCCAGTTGCCAGTAATAAGCAGGTTCAAGGGTTTTGTTGCGCACATTCTCCGCCAGGGTTTCATTCCATAGTTTGTGCTCCCACAGTCCGCGGCTTCCCAGGCTGCAACCGTCGAACGAAGCCAACAGTGGCAGACCTTCAATCTCGCGAGTGGCCACGAGCGGTGGGTAACTTTCAAGCGTCTCCATCTCCAGGATGTCGCGTGCTGCAGCTTCCGCCTCATGCCCCTGGTCAAATATCCTCTGCTTTGCTTCGGATACTTCGGGGGTTTTGCCGGTAGCCTTCTCTTCCAGGAGTTGATTCCGGCTTTTGTATTTACTCTCCCCCATCATTGCGGCCGCATCGGACGCGGTGAAATGGTTAGCGCGCAGTGCGTGCCATTCTTGTGATCCCTGTATGCAATTCTCTATACGCATGTTTTTCATCGCTTAATCCTTTCAAGTTGTTGTACCTGTTCATTCGTCATAACAATGCCCTTACCCTTCGCAGCGTTGATAATGTCCTGCACGGATTTATCCCCGGACCTTATGAGTCTTTCCCATGCGGGCCTGAGTTGCTTAAATCGCTCGTCAGGCAAGGTGCCATCATTGGCGGGCGCGCTATTGGTGGGTGATTGCTGCCCCATCCGGCCATCGTCGTCTTGCTCGTGTGCTGCCAAGCCGAGCGCGGATACCAAGGTGTACCGCTGCAGGTAGGTAACGGTAGATCCGATGGCCTGGATGCTGTTTTTGTTGCCGCTGTTATCCGGTGCTGCGTACAGGGAGATTTTTTCAGAATGTCCGAGGCGGTGCGCTATTTTGCACGACACCTGCACGGTGTTTCCGTCCTGCTGGGTTTCCCAGCTGTGAGACAGACCGTATTTGGACAAAAGAGGTGTTACCGCCGAAACGATGCTTGCCAAGTTCGCGTGTGCGTAGTTGGTGCGCCCCTTGGAGGATGTGAAATCTACAACGCTATCCTTATAGATATGCACGTTTTCAGACTTGAACGCGGCTATCGCTTCGTTGTATGCTTTACGTGCCTCGTTTTGCTCCCAGCGGATCTGCAGCTCCATAAGTTGCTGCATCTGCTCGATGCTTGCGTTGGTGTTTTGGGCGGATTGCAACAGGGTCATTGGCGTGATTGGTTGCACCACCCTTTCCTTTCGGGCATCTTCCAGTTCGTATGTAGTGGCTGTTTCGCTCATATCGTCCTCTCTTCCGCCTCGCGGTCTCGTTTACTGTGAAAAAGGAAGTCCCCCTTTTCTTCTTCATAATCCCGGAGCATGTCGCATCTACATCCCGGATCTCCGGCCTCTACTAGTTCGCCACATGCTTGGCAAACATCCCAATCGTCATGGCTTTCTCTCATGCTGCCACCTCCTTTAGTTTCTTGATGCGCTGGTAGGTGCGCTGTATTTCAATGTCGATCTCTGCATCCTCTTCCTGCAGGTGTTCGATGGCCTGGGTTACGTGCGCCCTGGCTCCCTGCAGTTCCTTGATGTATTCGCTCAGCTCTTCAATATCGTTCCGGTCTAACCCCATCCTGAACGCGTCCCAATTCATGCCGCACCCCTTTCCTTTAATGACGCTTCCACGCTTTCGATTTTTTTCGTAATCGCAACTTCGGTTTCTGCCAGTTCGTCAACCTTGGCGCGGTAGCGTTGTAAGTCCTGACGCATCTGCAGTCTTGATTTCTTCAGCGTTTCCAGAAACCACTTCAGTTCTTCGTCCTTCATTTCAATACCTGCTCCATGTTGTAATCCCATGCTCCACCCTCTTTGAATGTCAGATGAAAACACCCGAGCAAAAGGGAAAGCACGACGATAGTTAAGATTGCGTTCTCTATGCGGTTTGCCGCTTTTGTTCTTCTGCCCATTCTTCAACCTCCTGCTCACACCAACGGCTCACCCCGCCCAACTTGTGCGGTTCGGGGAATCCGTGGTATTTGCGCCATGTCCAGATGGTTTGGCGCGATACGCTGAACTTTTGTTGCACCTCTTTTGGATTCAGGTAGTTCATGCGGCTATTCCCTTTTGTGCTGCCAGGTCGAGCGCGTACTGTTCCAGCATCTTTTTGCGGTCTTTGTATTCAACACCACGTCCGATAAGTATCGCGTTTTTCTTCTCGAACAGTGCCAGCTTGTCCAGCTCATGCGGCGGGAGGCTATCGCGATCCACGCTCTTAAACTCTCCAGTGAGTGCGTAATTGATAAGGCGAGCTTCATTGCTGTAGTGGTACGATTTTGTAGTTTTGCCGTCCCCGCTACGCACATCGTGAAGCATGCCCTGCATTAACTTGAATGATGCCGCTGCTTCATGCCGCAGACGCTGGGTGTCTATTTCCCCGCGAAGAATGTTGTCGATCTGCATGTCGCACCAGATTGAGAATCGAACATCCAGCCAGCGGGCGAAAGCTACCCCCAACTTTGGGTGCATCCAGGTGCCGCCACCGTGTTCCGGACTACCCTGTTTTGTCTTTACAAAGCCTGTTTTCTTTGAGAACCGCAGCACTGCGGCCTGTGACGCAGCGCCACCGTGGCGCAAGTTGCTGATTTTATTGATTTCATCCTCAGAAGCACTTTTGAATCCGCACTGTTGTGCTAAAGCGAGCAGGTATTCTGCCGTTTCGCGTTGGCGCAACCATGCTGTCGGCTGCTTACCAAATCGTGCTGCCGCTTCCGTCGCGTTAAACCATCCATCTTCACGAAAGCTAAATTCCTTATCCTCGAATGTGGCTTTGACTATTTCCGTCATTTTAATTTTTCCTTTCCTTGCGCCTGCCGGATTCTGCGTTGAGGTTTGCTTACGCGCTCACCTTGTAGCGATCGATAAACCTGTCCAGATCGCGAACGTCGAATCTGCGGAGTGAGTCAGTGCCAAACTCGACGCTGGGTATCTTCCATTGCCCGTTGTTGAGTTTGATCCGCAAAGTGCTTTTTGACACTCCGAGGTATTCCGCTGCCTCTCTGATGCTGAGTAGCGTTGCTTTTTGCTCCATGTTGTTCACCTCCTTTTTGTGGTATTGTTTATCGTTAAATATTCGCTGTTGCGCCCCTGTGCGCCCTTGTGAAACTAAAACTAAACCAGGTTTATTGCTATGTCAACCGAAAAAAACAACTCAGTTTAGCGAAAGAGTGAAAAAGAGAAGGCTTGAACTAGGTCTCAGCAAGAAGGCTGTTGCGGATAAGGTAGATGTTTCAGCGGCTCACATCGGTCAGCTTGAGTCTGGAGAAAAAAAGAACCCATCTAAAATAGTTTTAGGTAAACTGGCCGACACTCTAAATGTAAACCTAGTTTGGCTTAGAGATGGAATCGGGTCAACGGAAAGGCGCAGGGGCCTGCTTGAGTCCCCCGGGTCGGCAATCGTGCGCGAAACATCCGTAGACGCTCCGAATATCACTGATACGGGGGCGCAACCCTACGTAGGGGAGATTGACGAGCGCGAGGCGTGGGTGATTCTGTCTTATAGAAGATTGAGCGAACAGGGAAAGGAAGATGTTGACGATGTGATTGCGGGATGTGGTGTCAAAAAATCCCCGGTAGAAGGAGGGGCTACCGGGGCAATGGCATTAAGGGGCCGTGAGGATGGGCCGTTTGTTTGCGGGGTCGGTGGCAAAGCTGCCAAACTTGCGCACAAAGAAGTAAGCCGTATTGCCAAGCCACTTCCAACGCGCGTCTTGGTGGCACGCCAGCTTAAACTCAATATCTATCTGCTCCGCGTATTTGGGGGATAGCAGACCTTCGCGGGCGAGTTGACACAGAGCGTCATGGATCAGGCTTGGGCGCATGAGCCACTTTATCCAACGTTTCACCAGCCATTCCGGCACGCCGGTGGGGCCGTCCCAGGCATACCCACCGTTTATGAACAGGCGTCCGTCCGTGTTCAGGGTGATAAAACGGGATTCTACCACCTGGGGTGGGCATATGCGTGTCTGGTACACCCTCAGCTTATCGTTCTGGTGCTTGTAGCCGCTCTTATATGTGACAATGCTATCAATCTTCTGCATCTTCGTCACCGAATACTACGTCTTCAATATGTGGCTTGCCCTGGGCTTCGCGCTCTTTGCGCAGCTCTGCCAGATCAACGCCCACGCTAAAGCCCGCCTCCCAGTTGAGGCCGCAGCCGGACAGCATGAGTGTGACAATAAGTAATGCGAGTAGTTTTTTCATAGCTTTGTCTCCGGTTTGTAGTTGACGCGTTCGCGGTATTCCTCTGCCTTGCCTTTGTTGTAGGTTTGAACCGGGCGGAAAAACCCGGTTACGCGCTGGTATACTTCCGTAGGTGCGTTGCATTTTCCGTTTGCCATCTAACCCTCCACCTCAGTTAGTAATTCCAGCTTCCTGCGCTCCATCTCAAACAGTGCTTCACCTTGCGTCATGTTCGCAGAGCGCATTACTCGCTGTGTAGAGCCGTCTTCAAGGGTGATGATGCCTAACACCAACACCTTATCTTCAGGGCCTATGGATTCCAGGGCGGAATGGAGCGCGGCATCCGCACCCCATCTCTGCTCCGGCAAAACCTCTATCTTTGCCATTACCCCACCACAACCCAATCTTCTTCGAGAATGTCAGACTGCGATGCAAGCCACATCTGGTGCGTGCCATCAGCGCAGCGCATTTGCAGGTACGGGCGCACCTTGAACAGCTCCCCTTCTGCAAGGCCGAAGGCTTCAGCGGTATTCTTGTTTGCCGGGATGCCTTCGGGGTAGCCCTTCTGGTACACGACAAACATATTCTTACCGTTCCAGCCTTTCCGTGCGATCTTGCAGCCTTTCTTTGCCGCCTCGATTGCCATGCCGAACGTCATGCCTTCGGTCTGGCGGTAGGCGCGCTCGAAAACATCCTTAGGCGACCAGCTTACATAACCCTCGTATGCCTCGGTATTGGCCTGTCCACCGTCTACATACTCGACCAGATAGCCCTCATCTGCGCCGTTCTCATCTTCGGGCAGTTCCCATCCACGAAAATCGTTGTACTCTTGGCGGCTCATGGGTTTGGCGTTGATAATTTTTACTCCGATGTACTGTTCCATGCTTCCTCCTGAATAGTTATCAGCTGGGGATGCCATGCGACAACCCCGTTACTCCGCCTACATCCTGGTAGGTGAGCTGTGCCGCTATTGCGGACTTGAGCCCGATGCTTACGCAGAGCGGGAACTTAACTGGTGGGCGCGGGTAGAATCGAACTACCAAAGCGTTAGCGACAGATTTACAGTCTGTGGGGCTCACCACCTGCCCAACGCGCCCTTGTTTTTATTTCTTGCTCAGCCGTTCAAACCCGTACACAAGTTTAGCCGCGAACTTTCGGGCTTCTTGAAGGTTGTCGCCTTGGAGTAAGAACTTTATTGCCAGTAATATGTATCTGAGTTTCTTCAATTATTCCTCCGCTACCTTGCAGGGCCATCTATCCCAAGCACTGCACTGCCGGGCTGTCCGGCACGGGCAAACTCCACAGCATGAGTACGGGCAACGTTGCCAGGTTGTGCGTGACATGTTTTGCAGCTTTTCGAGCGGCAGGCTCCGTAGGCTTTGATTGCTATGCACCCGCTATTCTCCCTCATGCTTCTCTAGCCTCTGTATCCGCTTTTCGTGGTCCACAAGCAATTCCCGGTTTTCAAATATGCGGTCATCCAAGTGCTTTATGCGTAGGCTCGTGGCGCTCATTTGTCCGCCGATACGGGCCACATCTTCGCGTATCTCGGTGCGCATTTCGCCCATTGTGCGGATCATTTCCTGCCGCGTCTGCAGGGTCTGGTTGATGTTATATCCGGTCAACACCAGGATGGTTCCGAACGCTGCCAGAACCAGGGTTACGGTTACTTTCAGGTTCCCAACTTTGTTGTGTATGTCGTGGCATGTTTCCGACAATTTCACCTCCCGAAAAGCCAGGGGGATGCAATGATTGCTTCTGCGATTGTTCCAGCGATTGCGCTTGTATAGTGGGGGCTGGTCAGGCGCTTGCGTTCTTCGGGGTGGGTCAGAAAGCCAAGCTCTACCAATACCGCAGGGCCGCGCGTGCCGGTGAGGACCGCAAAGTTTGCTTCCTTGTCCGGATCGGCGTCGCTGTAGTCGGTGCGGTAAGTGATATCCGGATGATCAGCATGCATGTAGGTGTAGATGTTTGCGGCGGTTGCGTCTGATGGGGTTTCTCCGGGAGAAGTGAAAACCTCAAACCCGTGTGCTTGCTCGCTGGAGGCAGCGTTACAGTGGAGCGAGATGAAAAGCGCGGGTCTGATCTTGTGCTCGATATTGCACCGCTCCTGGAGGTCCGCGCCAAGGTCTAGTTTTAGCTCGTGGTCTGCCATGCGCGTCATAAGCGCGTGTATGCCCTTCTCGCGCAATCTCTCGAACAACTGGTACGACACGCCAAGAGTAATATCTTTTTCCTCCACACCGCCCGCTACGGCACCGGAGAAGATACCTCCGTGGCCGGGGTCGATAAGAACGCAGTAGTTTTCCATAAGTCCCCTGTGATAAACTGAAAGGTTATACTTATGAGTATACCACTGTGTACCCATTGTACTCAATAGCCAAGACACAAAAAAGGGGCTACCCGTTAAGGCAACCCCTTGGTTTTGCTGTATGTGTGGTTAGATCAGAAAATCGTGGCAAGAATAATTATTAGCACGATACCCAGGAGCATCATTGCAAGTGAGTTACCGGCAAAGAACACCCCGCCTATCACCGTGAGAATCAACAACCACCCCTGGTTTGCCATAATCAGAATCCTTCCCCGTAGATTTCTACGGCTCTCTTTTGCAGCCGGTTTTTCTGCTGCTGTAGCTTACGGTTGCGTGCGTCCTTTATTGCCGGTGCAAGGCTTGAGCGGGCTATCTTATCCATTGTGCGGTTGATTTCGGATATTTGCCTCTTGTAACGGTTCAAGCCTTTACGCTTTTGCAACAGTTCGCGGTTGTCGTCTATGAGTTCGCGGGCATCATCCCGGCGTCCGTACTTCATGTACTTGTTGACGGTCTTGTATATCTGATCCGCCTCGTTGACCATATCGTAGAAGTAGCTGGAATACTTCACACTTCTGGGGTCGTGCTCACGGAAGAATCGTTTTATTACCGGCGCTTCCGTGAGTTGCAGGGTTTCTTTCTTGTCGATCATCCCCGCCTGCTCCATCATCCGGTCAGCCATCCAGAACATGATTGAACCGACAGAAGATGTGTACCCCCGCACGAGGTGTTCAAGCTGCTTCGGGCTTCTGAGAAAGTCCGGCGCTATATCCGGCATAGCTTCTGCGAGTTTAACATAACTTACCGGCGTGCGGGTGTTGTACTGCGCTTCGGGTTCGAGGTACTTGTCAAAACCTACAATCGGCATATCAAAGAAGCGGTTGCGGTCAATGGCTATCTCGTATGCCGGCCTTACCAACTGAGGCATGGGGTCAAAGGCGAATGTATCCATTACCATTCGCTTTGTTGCGTCTGCGAGGAATCTTGTTTCGCCCTTGCTTATCGCTTCAGCAATACGTTCTGGAAGTGTACCAAAGATTGCGCCAACTTCAAATGATTTGGGAAAGCGATAATGTCCCACAGGGGTAAAAAAGTGCCAGTAAATATCTTTGTCCCATTCAGGAAGATCGTCGTACTCTTCCCGGTCTTTATTCGCCATATATAGCGCGAGGGAGGCCATACCCATCATTGCACCCCGTATAGCAAATGTGCCGGGGTTTTCCTTTGCCCCCCGATATAAGCGATCCAAGCCCTGAATACGTGCGTTCAGGAAGGGCACCGTATCCATCATAAACTTCATTATCACCCCGTCACCATGGCGGGTGAAGTTCATTACATCCATTGCCTGATACGCGGCCTCTGTCAGGGTGTATCCCCGGTTAAGGTAATCCTGCATGACTGCCAGACGGTTTGCATTCTCGGAGGCGTTGCCCATCTTCTGCCAGAACTGCCATATTTTGCCCGGCGAATCCAGGACCGTCTCGGAGAAGTTTTTATCTTTCATTTTCTTTTCGATCTGGTTCGCCATCTTGCGCACATCTTTGGAGCGGGTGTTGTAGAAGCGCCCACCCCCGGCACCGGCTGCCATCATCTGCCAGAGCATCGTGTCCTCGTTCCACGCCTTCATGCCCTGCTTTATCCCGGAGAGTACCGGTATCATTTTTGTGCCTGTAACCATCCACGTGCTTATGGAGTCACGCAGAAAGTTCGCCAACATAAACGAAGGGTCAGCCGTAACCGTGTTAGTCAACAGGCTTTTAGACATGCGGAATAGTTCCAATACATTGCTATCAGTGCCGCCTACGCTCTGCAAGCTGCGCAGAAATAGGGGGTCGTTCACGCGGTAATACTTGCGCTTCCCGTCTTTGAGAATATGGACAATATCCCCACCTTCAGGGCTGAATTTACCCAGGGTCTTGCGCCATGCTTCCTGTTGATTCTTGTCCATAGCGTCGTAGTCGAGGCCTACATCGTTGACATACTCCCTGACTTGCTCTTCATCTATATTCGCAGCTGATCCAGCAACTTCGTCAACATGCCCGGTTTCAAGCCCCAGGTCAATGGCGCGTTCAGCACCGATATTCTTATAACTGGCGTCCACCAGCTTGGTCATGTTCATTACCATGTTTTCCAGTACGCCGCCGTGTTTATTTACACCGCCTTCGAGCTTGCGTATTCCGCTTGTCTGGTTTGCCACGCCGCCTTTTTTGCTCGGCCCCACAGCTTCAGCCATGGCGTCCAGGATGCGATACATCGGGATATAGTCGTTGCTTTCCCAGAACTTGCGGGTTTCGGGGTCAATCACGCCAGCAGCTTCGGCAAAGTCCAGGATGGATTTGTTGAACGCCTGGTATTCGTCAAATATCGCCTTAAAGTCCGGCTTGCCGTTGGTGCCGTCGTACTCATCTCCGAGCGTCAGCAATTCCCTTATATATTCGTCGCTGTAGTTATTCTCGCGGTTCTGCGCTTTCAACTCCCTAGCTCGGCGCGCCCCGGCGTAGCCTTCCCACAAGCGGGTGAGTGATCCGCCCTCATACTGGAACAAGGGTTCAAATATCTTCAGGAACCCTTTGCCGTTCTCCGGGTCTACAAGTTCGGTCCAGCCGTTTTTGTTGAGGCGTATCTTACCCTTCATGAAGATTGCCGCCATAACTGAATCAAGGTTTTTGGTAGCACGTAACGCCTTGGATGGGGAAAAGTCAGCGTCCAGAAGTTTGCCGTATTTCTGCTTTTCCGCTCTCTCTACACTGGCATATTCGTCAAATACCGATTGGCGGATGTTCTCTTTATTGAAGTTTTCGCTGATCCCCTTCATCCAGTCCTGCACGCGCTCATGCCAGGACATTTCATCTTTAGGGACCGCCTGTGTCTCGCGCAGGGCTTTCTCCTGCGCTTCGGTGCCCTTGGTGCGCTTGCGGGAGAATACGGGTTGCTCACTGCCAACCATTGCGTCCGCTTGCGCTAACGCCTGCTCCATCGTCTGTGCCTTGCTGAACCGCTTAACCCCCTGTGCCGCTAATGCGGTCAAGTCACCTTCGGTCAGCTTTGTTACCGGAATACCGTTGCGGAACATCCACGCCTTAACCGCTGAGATGATCCGCTTAACCAGGCTGTGCTCTTTGTGGTTCTGCACCAGGTACGCCAGTGCTTCCTCGTCGCGCACGTTCTGGTCGGTCTCCTTGGGTACTACGGCATACGCCTCTTTCACCTTCGGCGTATTCTTGAGGTTTTTGAACTGGCGCATGATCTCGCCCTTGCGCTTCTTAAAGGTGGGATCGTTGCGCAGCAGGAGGTGTAAGCCTTCGTGTTTCAGAAGTCCAGCGGTTTCGCCCTTGGCTATCTGGTCGGCTACCAGATGAACGGTGCCATCCTGGTACATGCCTGCTATGTCGCCGGAGCGGGAAAACAGGGTGCTTTCACTATCTACACGCCCAAGGAAGCGCACATCACCACCACCGAGCAACATCTGACTCACACCATGCTCATCGTAGGTGTCAATAACATCAAAACCCATTTCGCGCGCAACTTCGCCCCGGAACACCTGTTGAAACGCGTCTATTGGGTATATTTCGTCATATTCCCCCAATATGTCACGCCAGCGTTCTTCCGAGATGTCGGTTTTTGTGAAATTAACATCATCAACTACAACATCATAGACGGTCTCCATTTCTTCAGCTGTCAGCGTTTCTCTGCTTACCGCACGGACAGCATCCTCCACCCTTTTAACATCTACATCGTCGCCATGCTTGAGTGCGTTGCGGGCCACATACGCACCTAAGTCACCGTGGGTTTGCGGCCCGGATGACCCCCGTGGATCGGTAGTAGCAAAAATTCCACCGTAGAAATTAGAGTTGTCTAGCACATCCCTGGGGCGAACCGCTTCGGGCAAACTCTCTCCTGCATACGTTCTATGGTAGTATATATTGTCTACATCATAACCGTCCCGACGAGCCTTTTCTTTTGCGCTAACAGTGGATTTCAAGCCACCCTTTGGCAAATCCTCCACACTCTGCACCACCTTCAGCGTTCCGGCTTGCTTCATCTTCTCGAAGCCTTTGCCGAGGAAGGACTTTGCTTCTTTTTCTACCTGGGCGGGGGTGTTGTTGGTTTTCTCTGTGCTCTTGGAGTAGAAGGGGCCGCTCTGTTGCACCGATCCTCCTTTTGCCACCACTGAGCCTTGCCCCTCAACCACAGCGTCAAGCATGCGCATGCCTGCTTTGTCGGCATAGCGTGCTACGTTCTTCCATGCGTTGGGGGCTTGGGATGATACGATTATCCCGGCTGCACCGGTCTGCGAGGCGGCGCGGGAAAGGAGAGCAGAACCGGAGCCGGTACCGCCCGTTCGCAATTTACCCATTTCCGCATCGGTCATTTCTACCCAGGCTACCGGCTTGTTTTTGCTGTCAAGAAGGAGGACCCCGTTGCCGCGCAGATACTTTGCAACGTCGTCCGGGCCGGTAACGCCTCTTGCTTGAGAGCGACGGACAATCTTGCGTTGCATCACCGGCACATCGCTTTTTCTTACGCCAGGAGCTGCCTTTTGGTTTGCTGCATCACCAAGGGCGCGGTATTCGCCATTTTCTCCAAATATTACATGCCCCGCATACTCAACCCCTGTGCCGCTAAACAGGTCTTGTAGCCTGTCGGTAATAGCCGTGTCCTCCCTGCTTGGCTCCGCCACACCTGATGGGTGGTTATGGCCGAAATAAACTGAAGCTGCGCCCGGAATGTCGAGTGCAGGGCCAACAACTTCACGAGGATGAACAAGCGAAGAATTTACCGTGCCGGTCGATACGTCGATAATCGCGCGGGGGGCCTTGTCTTTGTCGAGCACAAGAACATGGAACTTCTCAACACCGCTTTTGCGTAGCGGCGCAAGGACGTGAGCAGCATCACTTGGGGTGTTTATTTGGGTAATGCCGCTCTTGAATGTGCCGGTCTGTATTGTATCAAGTCGCGCCTCAAGGTCAGCCGCGATGCTCCTTTTGATCGGGAGCGAACCCTTCCGCCACAATAGCGATACCCCGGCAGAGGGTCGTATGTTCCCATCGGCGGTATCTCGGTTGTTAGTATCTTTTCCGTTAAAGTCGAAGGATAGTTGGTCATTGCTCGAACCTCCTTCTTGAATTGTACCATAGGTTTCCGGGCCTTCAAATATTTCCACACCCCGGTCGGTCTCGCGCGTTTCTATTGTGCCAAACAGGTTATCAAACGCATTGGCTACCGGCTCCAGTTCATCCCCCTTCAGATATGGGTAGCGGTCTTTATTTCGAGCAAACTCGCTGTACTCGGTTACATTCGCAAGATAGTCGTTGCGGTATCCGTTCTTCATCATCTTATCAATGACGTAGTTTTCAAACGCTCTTGCCGCACGCTCTATGATCCTGCCCCAATATCCATCGGCCTTACCCTTGTCTAAAACCCTTGCACGCTGGCTCATGGGGGATTCATTCAACTGGTTAACCAGGTCGGCAAACGCCGCCTCAACTTCAGGGCGCACGCCTTCGGGGTGGTTCGGGTCAAGCTGCCAGTTTTCCGGGTTGTACAGCTTGGACGTGGGGTGTCTTTCATGGCGTCTTTTGATTTCTGCCATGGTTAGCGGCTGATGATAACCCCTGCCATTGTCTTTCAGTACATACAGGCGTTCCGGTTTGTAGGTGATGAATGATTCTTCTCTGCTTGCCGGGCTGGTATCGCCTGTGCGTTTCCTGCTGAAGTAATGGTCGAGCGCATGGAACCATTCGTGCGCCAGTGAACCCGCGCCCTTGGTCTTGGTCAGGTTGATAACAATAGTGCCGGGCTCATAATGTGCTGCCGCGTTACCGCTACCACGTGCTCCGAACGCAAGGCCTAGTTCACCGTTCAACGATATTGCGTTGCTCGGGATTCCCACAATATCGGCCAGATCGTGCAGGGCATCATATGCCTGGTTGAGCATCCCCTGTCGATCCCTTCCGGCCTTACCTTGCTTTACCCAGTTACCGAACTGCACCCCACGGAAGCCAAATGCCTGTTCAAACTGTTCAGCGGTTACATCCTGCCCTTTGCGCCGGTCGGTGCCGGTGCGGGGTCGGTTTTCCTTGCGGCGCACGTCGGTTTTCTTTACATTGTCACGCTCTTTGACCGCCTCCCACAGTTCGGCAAGTTTCGCGGTTTCGTTTTTGCGAAAGTCCTTTGCCTCTTTGAAAGTGTCGAAGCTGACAAGGGTGCGGTACTCGCCGTCACCTTTACGGTTGATAAAGTAGCGCCCACCCTGGGTGCGAATCTCAAATTTGCCTGCATCGCTAGTGCCTTGCGGTTGTTCGGTAAGCAGGGCGTTTATATTTTCCGCCACAGCGTCCAGTTCAACAACGCTATCAAAGTGATGGTTGCGCCCGTCTATCCTCGCCATGGAGAATGGTGCGGGGACTTCCTTGCCGTCTTTGTCCAGGTGGTACGCGTTGGGCCGCACCTCAATCTTGTCAATCCTGCCCCATGATTCACGCGGCAGTTTTGCCATAACTTCTATATGGTCTGCCAACACCCCAAGGCCTGGATACTCTGGTGAGCGCATCCGACTTAACGCTGCGTCGAACCCCTTGCTTTCCAACTGCTCCATGAGGGTTTTTGCGGTCTTTACGGAGTCAACCCATCGGGCGAGCGCAAATCTCTTGCGCGGCTTGCTGGGGATCATCCCGCGCAGTACGGTCGCAAACGCGGCCTGCTGGGGATCGTCCAGCCTGTCTACTTCAGCCTTCGGCCATATTTTGCTCAGTGTTGAGGCGGCAATATCACTATCGGACTCAAGTTCGGAGGTGGTGAAGTTCCCCATATCCTTGCGTGCGCCTTCGAGCTTTTCCCCGAAGTCGTCTATTTCTGCGCCTTTTGCGTCGGAGGATTCTTTTTTATCGGTGTTTGTTTTGGGCTCCCTGGTCGTTTTTCCCGGCGTGTCCTTCTCCGGCTTATTCTTGCCCAGCGCACCCTCTTTGATCTCATTCATCAAATCGCTAACAGGTTTGGTGCCATCCAGGTTTTCAAGTCGTTCCATGCCTTTTGTGCCGGAAAAGTATTCATTTACCCGCTTGCCTTCCTCGGCGGTAATATCTCCGCGTGACATGAGGCGGTTGTATGCTACACCGATATTCACCGCTTCACCGTCACCCTGTCGTAGCGTCTGTGCGTTATCTTCTCCGCTTACGCTGGTATCTTCGGGCGCTGAATCCTCGTTGCCCTTCGCGTCCTGTTGCGGGGTTTCGCCCTCATCCGCCTTCTGGAACGCTTCTTTCTTATCTACCGCCTCGATGCTGCCGAGTTCGTCCACCTTGCGCTCGACAAACTTTATGCGTTCTGCGGGGAGGTCGGCTTGCGCGGGGTTTTCGTCAGGAGCTACGGGAGCTGTGTCTTGTGGCTGAGATGCAACAGGCTTGCCAACTTGCTGCCACGCCTCACCCTCATAGTCTGCCGGGTCTGCGGTCCTATCATCCTCTACGTTACGCTGTGTAAGCGCATTGGAAACGTCCCTTGCGGCTGTTTCGTCAATGCCGTACCTGCGCATCAGGTATTCGTCCAGGTCGCCCTTGGTAGTGCGCTGCGATACCTTGAACTTGCCTTTTTTGTCAAGATTGGAGGCATGGTTCAGAGCTGCCCCTCTCCAGCGAGCGGCTTCCTTTACCATTTCCTCAAAGTCGGGTGCGGCAGATTCGCTACGCTGACCCTGCCCTGCCTCGATTGCTACGTCAGCCGTGGGCTGTGCAGTCGCTTCGGTTGCCTGTTCCGTTTCGATCATTTTCGTGGCGTCAGGAAATTGATCCGGGTCTACTTCTTGTCGCACATCCCCTTCTGTGCTTTCGGGCCGGTTCCGTTCTGCGGTCCCTGCTTCAAGCCCTTGCGCTGTCTCTGCCGGTCTATCAACTGTTTCACCTGCTTGGCTTTGTCGCCCATCGGTTTTCCTTTCAATCAGGTTATAGAGTTCTGCGGCGATCTCCCCGTCGCTAAGGTCGGATTCTAGCAGGGCATCTACACTGTTTTCATCTGCTAAATCGTATGCCTGCGCGGTGAGTTCGTGCAAGGTCTTGGCTTCGTCGTCAAACTCCGCGTAAATGGCGCTTTCCTGCTCGTCCATTTCGAGGAACTGGCTTGACGGTTTACCCTCTGCGGCTTTAAGCATACGGGTATTGTTCTGTGTGTCAATGCGGCGCTGTTTTGCTTCTTCAAGTCCTGCTGCTACCCGTTCGCGGCTGTATGCGTCGGCTACTATCTCTACGGCTATGCGCTGGTTCTCGCCCAGGGGTTCGCCCATGGCAGCTTTATTCACCGCGTTGCGCAAAGCCTTGGCCGATCCAGCTACACCGATGGCGTCCTGTGCCCATGCTGCGTTGGTTGATGGGGTGCGTTTACCGGCATGACCGCGCACATCGGCGTCAACCACGGTGCCCATACCCATTTCGTCTTTTGTGAGAACGTTCTGGCGCACGTACTCCGGAAGAACATCGCGGTATTCTTTACGCTTCATCACCGGAATAAACTCCCTGTTGCCCTCCCTTGTCACCTTATCGGCGTTGGTGCGCTTCTCCGGGGCTACGCGGGTGAGACGGTCGAAGCGTTCTCTCAGTTTGTTCAGGCGGTTGCGCTGTGACTTGTTCAGGTCTTTCTTGCGCTCAAGGTTGCGGATATCGCGCATGGTGTTTTCACGCATCTGCGCGTAGTTGTCAACCTGACTCACCCGCTTCTGCGCTTCGGCAAACTGCTCACGGGTAAGGCTTTGCTGTTGGCGGTCTCTTTCGCTCAGAGCGATGTTGGTGCGCTCTGTCTGCTGTTCTGGGGACATGTTGTCGCGGTAGCTGTAGGGAAGCATACGACCCGTCTGTTCAAACATTTCCGGCGACATGCTCATGGGCATTGGCTCGCTTGCCTGCTCCGGGGGCACTTCCGGCGTTGCCTGCTCCTGATACGGGAGAAGTCTACCTGGCGCAGTCAAGGGGCCAAGCCCTAAACCCTGGCGTTGGGTTACCTGCATAATGTTTTCGCCGGGGATTTCGTCGCCAAACTGGCTATCCTTTACGCGCGCACGCTTCTGGTTTTCGTCCTCCTGTGCGGCTACACCTTCCCAGGCACTTTCCCATTGCTTTTCGGCTTCGGATTGTTCGGGCTGAACCTTTGTTTCTGCGGGGTTCTTGGGGTCGTCCGCTATGGTAAAGCCGTCGCCGGACTTTCCGCCACCAAACACCATCCCGGTAGCACCGCCCATAACACCACCGGCAGCCGCGCCCATTACTACGGCATCTTCTAGGCCTTCTGTAACAGGTCGGTCAAGGGCGATGTTGTTCAACATCTGTTCCTGCGCTGATTGCGGAAGTTCCTCGAAAATACCTTCCACAAAGGCGGTTTCTGCAGCACGGCGCGGCATGCCTTTTTTGACGGCCGCGCCTACTACATCGCCACCCGCTGCAAGAATGTCAGGGTCGGCAAGACCTAGCTTCTGTGCTACGCGCCCGCCTAATGCACCAAAGGCCGCTGTTCCTGCGCCCGTAACGGCTGCGATAATATCCTGAGTCGCGCTTGTCTCTCCTGTGTCGGTCTGACTGCGTATATCTTCCGCCTGCTGCCCTGCGGATATAAGCCCCTCACCGACAGCACCGCGCGTGATAGCCCCGGCGTTTTTCCCCAGGGCTCCCTTGGCCTTAGACACCCCTTTAAGTTTGGACAGGTAATCAGCCGCCTTTGGCAGATATTTGGTCCCTCTACTTAACAGGCTCGCCCCGGCTCTGGCTACCCCACCACCGGCAAGCATCGACGGTGCAGATTGAATGGCGGCAGACGTGGCAAGCGAGGGGTTTTTGACGATCTCACCGATCTTGCCGGTGATCCCTTCTGCGTTGGCAAAGTCCGCCTGGGCCTGCTGACGTGCGGGGGAATACTGGCTTTCAACCTGCTCCTCCCATTCATCCAGCGGAGTGTATTCGTCTACCACCTTGCCAAGCTGTCCGGGGGTCACAAGATCAGCCAAACCGACAAGTCCGCGCCCGGCACCTAATACACCTGCCTGTACATCGGTTACGGTATCCCCGAAGTGGTCAGTCTGTTGTCTGCGCTGTTCTGCCAGATTACCGTAAACGCTTTCCTCTATTTTGTCGGCTTCTTCGAGCTGCCGCCCGAACGATTCCCAATCAATTTGTTTTTCAGCCAAATCTCACTCCTTCGCGCAGGTTATTTTTTCCAGTTAAAGTTAAGGCTGTCCATCCATTCACTGAGTCCGGCTGCCTTCTGACCTGCTCTGCCGATGTTTGCCTTCGCGTCCTGCATACCTTTGCCCAGGGTGTACTCTTTTTCCGGCTGCGCCTGCTCGGGTTGCTGCAGAGCCTTCCGGCTCTCTTCGGAAAGGTTCTCCATGATGAACTGATACACTTCCGGGGTTTTCTGCTGGTACTCTGCAAGTATTTGCTTAGCCGCCTGAATGTCACCACCCTGAATTAGCTGCTCGGTATTCGCTACCTTCTTCTGCGCCTGCTCTTGCGCCTGCTTTGCGCGTATCTCTGCTTGCCGCTGTTGCGCCTGCTGTTGTTTTACCTGTACGAACTCACGGTAGGCGTCGTCCCAATTACGATGTCCTCGTTGCAGGGCAAAGTCGGCAAGCTCTGCCATGGCTGCCTGGTTGGTACGAACGGCCGGAACTTCATTGCCGTTCTTATCCAGCTGCATAACCGGGTTGCCTTCTTCATCCAGCACCGGCTCAGTGAACGCCTGCTTAATATATCCCGGAGTTTCGCCAAGGCCCTGCTCTGCCCTCTTCATGGCTTCCTGTTGGAGCTTGAAACTTCCTTTTAAGCGTTCCAGCTCCATTTTGTATTGGTGCTCAGCCAGGGAATCCTCACGGTCCCAGCCGCGCTCCAAAACTTTCAGGCCCATTTCGCGCTGCGCCTGCTCCTGCTTGGCTTGCCTTTCCAGTGGCGCAGTGTCGCCAAGCTGGATAGCCATAGCAGATAGCTGGTCGAGGTAGTCAGCCGCCGTGTAGAGCCTGCCAAGATCGAGGTCGCGCACCAGGTAATCATTCTTGCTACGGTTGGTTGTCAGTGGCGCATCCTTTATCGGAGTGCCGTAATCCTCATCTTCGTAACTCAGTTTTGCGTAGACTTTTCTGCCAACGGGGGTGATTCCATCAATGCGCTTATTCTTTCCTGCCCCCTGCTGTATAAACGGCTTTAACAGCTCGTTACCATCCTCGATGGCTTTATTCAGATCAGCTTTACCCTCAATGGCAAGCTTAATGTTTCTCGCTTGTTGGTTGGCTTTTTTGGGGTTCTTCTGAATGTTTTGCAGGATTGCTTGTGTCTTGGGATCCTGCATTTGCACGTTTAATGTTTCCTGTTCTTCGGCCGACAAGGGTATCCCGTTTTGCACCTTGTATTGCGCCGAACGAATCATATTCAAACGCTCTTGATCCTTGCGCTGCTTTTCCGCCCATTCCCTTTGCTCAAGCGCAAGGCTCTTGTTTGTCTCGTACTGATCCTGGGCACGAGCTTCGCGGCTTTCCGCGCGTGATTCCTGACGATCTAATCTCTGCCTGCGGTCTCTGCGGTCATACTGATCTTCCATGAAATCGTAGCCCTGCATTAAGCCACCGGCGAATCCCTGTATGCTCATATCCCCTCCTAGTCAAACAGGCCACTTAGAAGTGCGCCTGCCGCAGCTCCAATTACTGTGCCCACAATAGGGACTACCGACCCGGCAGCCGCACCCGTGGCCGCTCCACCGGCTGCACCTCCAGCTGCCCCGGCTGCACCTCCTGCCGCTCCGCTTGCCGTGCCTGCGACGGCTCCGGTCCCGGCCTGAATTGCCCCCTGGGTTGCTGCCTGGGTTGCGAGTTGCGAACCAACCTGCGAAGCGGCCTGGTTCGCCACGGCTCCAGTGCCTGCCTCAATGGCAGTTGACCCTGCTGCTAAACCTGCTGCATTTGCCGTTGCTCCGGTTCCTGCCTCTACAGCCATCCCTGCAGTTTTTGCGGCGGTCGTGTCAGCGGCCAGCTGAAGCCCTGACCCGGTGACAGCCTCACCACCGCCAGAGAACATCCCAACAATCTTGTCTGAATTTTTGCCAGCCACCGAGCCTATGGTCCCGGCAATCTGTCCACGCGCTTGTGCTTCTTCAGCCTCCTGCTGCGCTTCGAGCATCTCACCCTGACGTTCGCGCTCTGTCTGCATCCTAGACGCTGCCTGTAGACCGCTTTGCCCCATGCTTTGATAGCTCTGACCTAAGCCTAAAAGTCCTCTTGCCATATCGTTACCCCATAAGCGATTTAAGGGTTACTGACTGCGTATTTCCGCCGGTCATAACCGCGTTATCGGTTTCTGCCATCATCTTGCGTGCATCGTTGCGGTTTGCGACCATTGCAGCCGCCTTGGATAGCCCCATGCCGCGCTGTGACGCTTGCTGTTGTCGGTTGTTTAAGCCCACACCGTACCTGGCCTGCTGGCGCTGAAGGTTTCCATTTGCGGCGGCAAACTGCGAATCGGTTACATCCGTTGCATTCTGTACTGCATCGCCCCACAATCCTTCATTTCGGTAAGATTCGTACAGGGTGTTTTCGAGCGGAACACCGACTTGCTTGTAATATTCCCACTGGTCGCGGGTGAGCTGGGCTAGGGTATTGGTTGCTTCTTCGGTTTCCTTGTACCCCGTTGCTGCCGGAGTCAGGCCAGGCACAAAGTTGCGCCCCGCATCTGCCGCCAGCTGTAGGCTATTGCTGATTGAGGTGTTTGCCGTTACCGGTTCCGCCTCGGTATAGTAAGGGTATCGCAATCCCGGATAGTATCCTGTCAATCCTGGCATAACCTATCCTTTCTCGTCGTCCCAATAGTTATTGAGGCCGCTAAGCCCCATGCCTACCGCTGCACCGACGGTTGATCCTTCTTTTCTGTTATCGTAGTAGTTGACCTTGGCGTCCTTGATACTGTCCTCTGTGGCTGTCTTGGCAAGCGAAGTAAGCCCCTGCTGGGCGTCTACACCTTCACCGCGCATTACAGATGTGACATTCATCAGATGACCAAGGTTCTTGTTTGTCATGGCGTGCTGGCCTGCTGCCTGGGCACTGCTGCCAATCCTGCCGGTTGCATCGTTTTCGAGGGAGCTTTTGCCCATGATGGCGTTACCACCAGTGGGGGAAACACCGCGCTTCTGCTGTTGCTCCTGAAGCCCCTGGCGTAGACCTTGCGTCTGCTGATGGACATTCGCACCAACTTCTCCGCGCATAAGACTGCGGTCTGCGCCAGTTACCTGCCCATCCTCAACCCACTGCATTTGTGCCGGCCTTCCTACGTTCCACCAGCGGTCTACCTGTTCCTTGCTGATTGCCGCAAGTTCGCGCTCCTGTGCTGTTTCTTTGGGATCGACGTCACCGCCGCCACCTCCGCCCATGTTAGAGCTCCTTTCTGTATACGGTGCGTACGGGTTGCCAGTTATCGTAGCGCTCCCATCCGCTCCTTGTGCTATCCATTTCGATGAATTTGTATGCGCAGCCCTGCGCCTGTTGTTCAAAGTCTTTCCATGCCTGACGCGAGCCCTTCTTGTTGTGGCTCCACGCCGCCATGACGAATATACCGCGCTCCAGCGTGAATGGGTTATCCACCTCCCGAAAGAGGATAAATCCCGTGTCCTCCCAAACATACCCATCCATCACCCTTTGCTTTAGGAGCATGTAATAGTCTTCAGGTATCCAGTCGAGCGGATCGCTCTTGGCTTGAATCTGCTCTAAACCTTCACGGATAAAGGGCCAGTCATTTCTGAGGCTTATGCTGCGCATTTTGCTCCTAATAAAAAACCCTGCCATGCAGTCCCGAAGGAGAAAGCACAGCAGGGCCTTGTTGAAGGTGTCCTGTGTTTATTTCTTACAATATACCGCAAATACGGCAGTTTTACAAGGTAAGTGGTTGATTATGCATGGTTACTTAGGCTCTGCCTTAACATTGAACGTCAAGTTTACCTCTCGCACCTCTGTGGGCGAGTTTGCTGCCCGTATCTGCTCCTTCATCCGCTGATAGGCAAAGTAATGCTCCTGTGCATCCTGAGCCTGCTGCATATTTACCTGCTGGGCTACCTCTAGTGGAATGTCATGGTGTTGATTATCGTAAAAATCCACAATAGTCGTGGTAGTCGCACCGCTGCGCTCTGCGAAGCGAACGCCGCTGTCCAACGTCTCGGCAGCTATTCTCCCGGCGTTCATGCGGAAGGTCTGCCCATTTACAGTACAGTCCACATATATCTGCGCCCCGGTATCCGGGCAGCTCCCGGCGCACATAGCAGTATAGCCCTGCTTCGCTTCGTCAAGTTTTTGCCTCTTTATAGTATCAATGCCCTGGATGGCTTTAAGTTGCATGGATGGTTACCTCCTCGGGCAGGTATGGAAAACACTCAATACGGATACTGTGCTCACCGGGGATGTCTGTAACAAATTCTATGGTTCCGTCTTGGACTAACTCACGTCGTACACTATCTGGTCCTCTATATATAACCGTACTGGAATCCGGCAGGTTAGACAGAGTAGCCGCGTCTACTCCGTCTGCCAGAATGTCTACCTTATTTAGCGAGACCCCTAAATCTTCCACCATGCTGGGGCGCTCGCAAAGTTTACCAGCGGAAACATACTGTGTAGAACTAGCGTGGGCATCCAGCACAATACCCGTCTCAGCACTTTTTTTCAGGTGCAAATTTATGTCCAGGCTGGAACCTATTTGAATCACTCTACCTGTTTTTATTTCGTACATTGTATAATTTCTCATCATCGCTTAGCCGCCTGTATAATTACACATCCATAATCAAATCCTAATTCATCATATTGTGCAGCCCCCCTTGAAGCTACTAATTCTGCTTTGTGAGTTCCTACATCAAGACTTGCCCCTCTAAATAATGCTGCTCCCGTTACACCAGACGCACCTCCCCATATTGCTTTTTGAACACCATTTAACCACAAAGAGACCCTGGCGTCTTGCCACCCTTCGCCATGGGTTACATTGCAACCACCCCAAAACAATACATAGCCAGCTTCATCAAGATATATTGAAGCTGTTGCTAATATATGTAACTCAGTACTAGGATCACCAGTAAGATCTAATGTTCCTACTTGAAGACCAACGTCAGGAATAGTTACCGCGTTCCCTGCGATATGCAGGGTATCCACCGCCGCGTCGCCTATCTTCGCATTGGTTATAGCGGCATTGGCAATCTTGGCGTTAGTAATCGCGGCATCAGCGATTTTCGTATTGGTAATCGCGGCATTAGCGATTTTCGTATTGCTAATTGCACTGGTTGCGATCTTTGCATTGTCTACTGCCAAGTTTGCGATTTTTGCGCCACCAATCGTAGCATCTTGTATAACCGCGCCCTGCAGGTATGCTTTTCCATTTTCAACAACAAATGGGTAAGCCCCTCCAGTAGTGTTGTCGGATGGCATAACCGCAAAGCGGTCTGCTATAACCGTAAACTCAGATGATTCGGTACTAGAGAAAAGCCCAAAGCCGGTTACGCGGTTGTACCCGTCAATCTTCACTTCGTAGACCGAGTTAAGGTCAGATACTTCGGCCTTGGTTTGCAGGGAGGTTGTATGACCGTTTACCGTTGTTTGGAGCGTGGTTATATCCTGTGCTAAGGCACTGTCACCGTCGGCTCTAGCTGTCTGCTCGGTCTGAATTGCGGAGGTGTTCCCGTCTACCGTGGTTTGCAGGGTGGTTATATCCTGTGCTAAGGCGCTATCTGCGTCGGCGCGGGCGGTTTGTTCTGTCTGAATTGCAGAAGTGTTATTATCTACGCTGGTGATCAGGGTTGTTATATCCTGCGCAAGAGCGGAATCACCATCAGCTCGCGCCACCTGTTCACTCCTTATCGCTGATTCACTCCACCCCACCTTTGACTGCAATACTGAGAGATCGGAAGCTATGGCCTCGTCCGCACTCGCCCTGACGGTTTGTTCTTCGAGTATCTGGGCGCTGTTCTCAGCCGCCAAAGCCTCCAAACTAAACAGGCTGCTTGCCTGGGAGGTCAGCCTGTCAGCGTGGGTGTTTATTATGCTTTGCGCCGTTGCGATGCGCCCATCTACGTTCTGGACGTCTTCCACTCCTTCTACGTATGTACCATCTTCATACATCTCTTCTTCGGGAGCATAAGCAACCGGCCCTGTAGCAGATGAAGAAATGGTCGTAATTTGGCCTGCCATTGCTTCGTCCGCGTCAGCCCTTGTTACCTGCTCGGTCTGGATGGCTGCAGTATTATCGTCTACGCTAGAAGCAAGCGTGGTTATATCCTGTGCTAAGGCGCTATCTGCGTCGGCTCTAGCTGTACTTTCCGCGATTATTGACGCCACGTTGTTGTCCACCCCAGCGCGGAGTGCAGTTATGTCACTCGCCAAGGCACTGTCGGCGTCGGCCCTCACTTTTGACTCGCTCACTAGGTCTGCAGTGTTCCCGTCCACTGCCCCCTGGAGCGACAAGAGGCTGGCTGCTTGCGACGTTAGTTCATCGGTATGTGCCGACAAGATGTTTTCGGAAATAGCCACGCGGCCCTCAACATTGGCGACGTCACCGGCCCATTCTACATAAGTGCCGTCCTCGTGTACCTCGCCCGGTTCATAAGATATGGGCCCGGTAATCGACGCGGATACCATGTTGATGCGGCCACTTTCTATGTTTACCTGGGATTCGGCGTTGGTAGCCGTGACCTCCACGGCGTCCAAGTCAAGCTGCGAAGCCTTTAGGGCTATAGCATCGGCGTTCTGTGTTATATTGGTTTGGTTGGTGGATACCAGTTCCTCCAATACATTGAAGTCAGCCTGTGACGCCTTGAGGGCTATGCTATCTGCGTTCTGTGCGATACTCGTGGCATGAGAGGACACCGTGTCTCCTATGGTATCCAAATCTACCTGTGATGCTTTTGTTTCTATCTCAGTAGCGTTTTGAGTAATGCTGGTCTCGTGCCTACTAACGGTACTAGACAAGCTATCAAAAGACGTCTGCGCCACCTTCGTAACTATTTCACCTTCTAACTCGCTTACCCGCGCGTCTACGCTTGAAACTAGGGTGTGTATCGCTTCGGATTCCTCCCAGTATGCGGAACCAATGACCGGCTCTGGGGACGGTGCCTCGTGAGTCTGAGTACACCGCCAAACCTTATCACCGCTTCGCACATACTGGCCCTCTGTATACCCAGAAGTTGACGCCCACTCGGTAGTTGTTAAACCTGTTATCTCGGATTCAAGTCCGGAGATTTCCGACTCAAGAGACTGTATGCGTGTGTTGTGCTCCCCGATGTCGAAACTAAGGGTTGTCTCTACATTACCGATCGAAGTCCTATTTGCTTCAATGCCCGGGGCTACACTTTCCAGCCATCCGAGTCTATCCTGGTGGTCTGCTTCCACCCTCTGTACTTTGCCGGTTATGTTGTCAATCAGCGACAAATGTAAATCTAGCGTGCCAGAAAAATCTGCTTGCTGCTGAAACAGGGAGTTATATATGTCATCCATACCTGAGAACAGGTCAGTATCATATACGTCGCCTTCGGTGACAATGTTAAGGTCTATCTTGTCAATGCGCTCATTCAGACCCTTGTACAGCTGCCCTTCGGTTATCTCGTCGGTCAAGACTTCGAGCACATACGCTGGGTCGTCGGCGGTCTTGCCCGGTGTTCCGGCTGTGTCATTGTACGGACCTGGCTGCCCTGCTTGGTTTACGTACCTAATCCAGTAGTAATAGGTCTTGCTGAGGCTTGAATCTGGCGGAGTATCCCCAAACATGTAAGCCGACGTGGAGCCAACAGGCTGTGCGTTGCTCAGATTATCTTCCGGTGAGCGCCACACCTCGGTGTGTGAAAAGCCGCTGGTTTTGGATTGATCCCACTGGAGGATAATAGTGTTAAACGCACCGGTAACCACAAGGCCGGTTGGTGCCGGTTGCGCGGAGAATACCCCAACACTACTCAGGTCGCCGGCTATCCTCCTTATGGATTGCTCCGCTAACTCCTGTTGCCTGCCCACACCCGTCAAGTGGTCAACAAGTGAAGTTATCGCCCGGCGTATATCACTCGGTGTCTTTGCGGATAATGCCGGGATGGATGGTCTTTTGAGCGCCATATATTACCCCCGTTGAAGTTCCTGCGCTGATTGCGCCAGGTGTGCAGACAAGACGCGGTTTTTCCCTACAAGCCCCAACTCCCACGTTCTCGCCCTGAATCCCCCTGGAAGCCTGAGCGCCTTGGAAGAATCTACGGTGTACTGCACCTTTTGCTCGCCGTCGGCGTAAACCGTGACCGTTACCGGGTAAGCCTCTGCTACCACCTGCACAAGTCCGAAGTTCCTCGGAAGTGGTAATTGATACTCCCTGCTGCGCCATGTGTACGCTATCGCGCTGCCGGCATCCCATTCGTAGATGGTGCCGTCGTTGTCTTTGGTCAGGTAGAGTTTGCCGGTCTTTTCGTGCAGATATCCGCCCACGGCCATAATGTCGTGCTCAACAATACTGCCGTCCTGCAAGCTAACCATAAACCCGCCGGTATCAGTGAAAGCTATATATTTACCATCGTGGTAAACACCAAAGCGGAAGCCCTCGATTAAGGCGTTCCACTGTTCGCGATCCACCATCCCCTCAGTCAGTACGCGTGCCGAAGATATGCCGACAAGGGTTAGTCCTTCAGGGGAGGGGTACATAATGGCGGTCCCGGCGTCCACCAGACCGCGCTTATACAGACACGCCTGCGATACCTCCAGGCGTTCAACGCTCATGCTGGAATAATCCGCCCCGGTAAGCACTACTGGATACGATGTGGTGGCGACAAGCACCGATGAACCAAAGGTGCCGATTGCTACAATATCGTCATGCACCACGTATTCCCCCGCGACAGGCCACGCATGGGGCTGATTCGCCACGCTGAAGCACACCGTCTTGCCGGAAAAACCCACCAGTGTTCCGCCGGGCATGAAGGTAAGCCCCTGCATGTCGTCGCGCGGCATGTTCCAATCGGTAGTTATCAGCTCTCCACCCAGGGCGGCATCTTCTATCGCGTCGGTGTATGAAGAACTCGCCACGTCAGTACTTGCAACATAGCGATAAGCCCCGTTTTCGTCGGTGCGGTAGATGTTTTTGTACTGGAATGGGGCGTAACTCCCGGAAGGGGGATTTTCCAGACCTGAGACGGATACGGTCTGCGTACCGCTCACAGTGATAATGCTCGAAGCGGGAGACGGTGCGGACTCTTCCCCGAAATCGTTGGAGTAGGTGTAAACATACACCCGGTCGCGTGCGTCGGCAATATCTTCGGAGGGTTCCCCGCCAGCCACGCTCAATACAGGGGCAGTCTCTGGTGAGGGCACTCCTAGGGTGTAATCCACCGAAGGGTATATGCCCCCGCTGGTTGCCACGGAAGCATAGGTGAACTTCGGCACACCGTCACCGGTGAAATATACCCTGCCGCTCGTGTCTCCGGCAATAGGTCCGCGCACCACATCCACATCTGCGAGCCAGGTAAACCAGAAGTTATCCAGATAGCGGTAGAGGCTTTTTATATCCCCCGCGATGGCGGTTGTACCGCCCGCACTCAGCCCATGAATCGGTCTAAGGTCGCCAAAGCCGAGTTCGCAGCTCTTGGCTACCGTCGCCCCACCGTCCGGGAGAAGGTGCGGAGCCACTTGCGGTGCTGTGCCCTTGAATGTCGATATATCTATGCGCATTAACCCCTCACGAAAGTGTGTAAAACTTGTCTACCTTTTTGATTATCGCTATGAACGGTACTTTGTCGCCGTATTGCTCCATCTGCTCTATGAGTACGTCTGAACCGGTGAATAGCACTCTACGCTCGTTGTCGATCTCCACTTGCAGTGTCAGATAATTTCCTGACTTGTTCTTACTGAATCTGCTTTCGCGCACACTGTAGTTGAGGATTGCAATTTCCCTGTTTACTACATCGTCTATCCTGATCTTTTCACCGTCTAATAGACAGCTTGGTTCTGCAAAGTCGGCGAAGCGCCTCATTCTTGGACGAACACCGGCAGTTCAGTTAGAAATTCACCAATGGTTGGAGCCTGTCGGGTTCCCGCCTTTACATCGGCAAGGATTTGGCGTACCGCCTGCCATACGTCGAGGTTCCAGGTAAACACACCTAAGCAAAAGGCCTGGTGCTCATACCCGGTCATATCCGCGTAGGATTTGCAGCTGTGAACATCGCGGAATAGCACATCGTTCGCCTTGTTGTACTTATCCACCTCATTCTGGATCAGGGCGGTTACAATTTCTTCGTATGCAGCCCTGGTGCTGGGGTGGTTTGCCGAGTTGATGTAATCGTACTCCCACTCGATGTACTCCACGCCTTCATCATCTGTGCGTGTTACTTGGGCGATGTTAAACCGATACTGCCACCCGCCATTGTGCGGTACGGCGTTTTCAGGCTGTTGCGTGCTGTAGCCTTTCATATTTTTGCCTCCAGTTATATTTATGCTGTAGATTGTGGGTGTCTGCCCACTTGAACCATCCGTTGTATGCGGCCAGTGATCTTATATTTCCGTTACGATAGCGCCGCTTGAACGCTGCCACGATTGACTTGCGCACCAGGGTGTAGCCGTGGAAGAAGCGATAACCCAGAAAATCTATCCCTCGTACACCTACGGGGAACACCTGCCAGTTGCCTTTCATATCCAACAACAACTCGCTGCGTAAATAGTCAGCAACCCGCTGGCGTATCGCGTGAATCTCCTCTTTGCTGTGGTGCAAAAGCACCAGATCATCGCAATAGCGGAAGTAATGCTTGATACGCAATTCTTCCTTTATCCAATGGTCGAGGTCTGAAAGAACCAGGTTACCGAAGTGTTGACTGGTGTAGTTACCGATAGGAACGACCGGGGCGCTTTCAATGATCGTGTCAAGAAGCCACAGAGTATCCTTACATTTCACCTTTTTTCTAACTACCTGCTTTAGCACCTCGTTTTCTATGGATTGGTAGAATTTACGCACATCCATTTTCAAGCAATACTGCGTGCTCTCCTTATCCTCCAGAGCCTTCTTCACCCGGCGCACTCCATCGTGAATCCCACGGCCCGGAAGGGCGGCGTATGTATCGCGGATATATGTTCGCATCCAAATGGGCTCCAGAATGTTAACGATTGCGTGGTGAACAATACGATCAGGGTAATAGGGTAGTTTCCATATTTCTCTGTCTTTCTTGCCTTCTCGCTTGTGAAGCACGGTATATTCAGAGTTCACAAATGTCTTGTTTACAAGCATCTTCCGTATCTGCCCCAAATAGTAATCCGGGGCGGAATCCACCATTTTAACTTCGGTGTAAAACTTCTTCCCCCTGCGAGCGCGTTCGTGCGCCAAGATAATGTTATCCATGGTGCAGATATGTTTATATAGATCGCCGTAGCGTTTCATGCTGCTTCTGACCTCCTGAGCGTTCGGATATCCTACTAACACACTTTTATGGTCGTTTACTTTTTTGCCAAGGGGCAAGGCTTTCCGGGGCACTACATTGAAGCAGACCTGCCTGCCGATATTCGCAGTCGTACCCGCCGCCGAATAATCCGCATACCAAAAGAACGGACCCGCATACGTCCCATGATTCGCATAACCGCCCACCAGAAAGACGCGAAGGCCACAACGAACCGGAAAGCCCAAGATCAAAACCCGTGTTCGGGCTGCTACGCAGCCAACTTCTTGAAGCAGAGCCGCCCGCCGAAATCCGCAGCCGCAACCGCCGCCGAAAAACTCGCAACCCAATAGAACGGACCCGCAGTCGCCCCATCATTCGCAGCACCGCCCACCCGAAAGACGCGAAGGCCACTGTTTTGATAGAAATAATCGCTAAAACGCGAGCTTGAAGACCCTGTAGTGTCTGCTGGGAGTACAAAGCCTAATCCACTATGGGGTGTGCCGCCATATCCGCTATTGCTTGGCAGTGTTACACCCACCCCACTATAGTCAGTCAGCCTATCCCATCCGGTGGTTGCTGAGTAATCAAAAGGCGGTGTCCCTTTAACGTACACATCCCAATCGCTTATCAGGGATGCAACGCGCTCCCATATATGCCCGAAAGGGTTTTCAATGCCTAGGATTGACGAGTAAGATTGATTGCTATTGCCGTAGTAGCCACTCACTGCGTCAGCTAATCCACAAGGTCCGATGTAGCTGTCATTAACCCAATCCCCACCGCTTAATCCTGTACGCCCTTCGCCGACCATGCTTTGGAAGTTAAATCCTGCCCATCCAACAAGCATCAAGCACCGCTCCCAGTGTTTCGTCCAGAAGTCTGCTTGTTGCCACCCTGCGCCACGCGCTTCTGCGAGTGTGTCGGTAGCCTGTGCGGTTAAGCCTGTATAGCCCCAATCACCCGTGCGGTTAGTGACAGGGTATACGTTGGACGTTCCATCTGCGGGGGATTTAGCGATTGAGCAGAGTTTAGAGTTGTACACGCTTGCTTCATAAGCGCCCTGATATGCTACGTCAACCCCATCAAATAGTGGATGAAGCTGGAAGCCTGGGAGTTGTGTATGGGATATTTCAAGATAGTACCAATCGCCGACAACGCCTGTACGGATATAAGCGGGTTGATACTCCACCATTATCTGTCCGTTACTTCCGTCGAGTGCTACGCTAGTGCCGTCTGTGTGTTTGGTAAAATCCAGCCAATCAATCTCTTTGTACACTGCACCCGCATCTGTAAGCACCACCCTACGTAAGTTTTGGTAAATTGGCGATACAGTTGTACCGCAGAACTGACCCACAGGTATATCCGCCGCGTCTCCGGTGCGAATAAATGTGTCGGTTTTGATATTGTATGCAAATCCTACCGATCCAGTCCGCACTCCTGTCAGCCAGCCGGGGTGCAAGTATCCATTAGCATCAGCCTGGGGTATTTTGTTTGCAGCTGGGGTTATGGACAAAGACGCTTTTTGCGCGTACTGCGTGTGGGGGTCAGCGGCTTCGGCGTGACCGGTTTGATCCTTGTTCAGTTCGTTCACTGCCTCTCTAAGCGAGATCATGCTATTATCGTGCTCTACTGCGTTAACCGGCGCACCCTTACCTGACCTAGTGGTTACGCTCCACTCGGTAGGGGTGGCAGGATCAACACTACCATCTAATTTTATGGGGAACGATGCCATTGTCTGCCTCCTTTGTTACGGCTACCCCCCGAAGGGTCGCGCTTTTATACTTAAACTAGCGTTTGTGTGTTTTTTCAGCTCATGGATACGCGCCGAAGCAATGCCGCGCAAGAACATATCTTTGTGAGCCATGGCGTAATCCGGGTTGCTCCAAGGCTTGTTGGCTATCATTTTCAGCCGTGCCAGCACCCCATTGACAAGTGCGTCCTCATATTTTTGAATCAACCACTGAGGAGCCTGTGCTTGCTCAAGGGTAGGTTTGAGGGATAGCTGAACGAAAACTTCCTCTGACTGCGTTGGGGAACCTTGAATATGCAGAGTATCCGGTGGATCGAACGTAAAGCCGACAACGCCGGACAAGGCCGCCATATTGCCCTCTTCCTCGCCGGGTAGGGTGTAATCAATCGGCTGCAGCTTGCGCCCATCGCTGTGCTGCACCTTCTTGACCGCGACCACCTCTCCAGTGCCCACGCTTAGCGGGTACGTTTCGATGCCAGGGCCTATAACCTCAGTTGTCCACTCCTGCCAAACCCTGCTCTGCTCGCAAAAGTCCCGCACAACTCTAACCATGTACTGCTCTATGGTTACATCGGGACACTGCGGCACATCGGGCCTAATAAGCGGCATTAAAGTGTCAAACCCTGAATACACCATTACTCACCACCCGGTGGGACAACAGGGTTTTTCTTGCGCACATAAGGGTTGTTGGTCGCTTCCTGCGCATCCAGCATCCCCAGTGAAGAAAGGAACCGCTGATGTTGACTTGTAGCTCTGTTGTCGTTGGCTGCGTAATCTGCATCCTTCAGGTAGGCGCGATACAGGATGTAGTCGAGCAGTGCATTGGCATAAATGTCGTCAATACCAATGGTATCTGTCTTGGCAATGTCTACCGGGGCAGAAGAAAACAAGACTTCGACCTTCGCACTCCCGTCAGAAGGCGGGTAAACCCAGAAGTGCTTGGGATCCCTCTCGTCAAACAGGAAGTGCTTGACTATTGTAGAACCCGATTCACTATGCCAATCAGGAACCTGCTCATCCAATACACGGCGCTCTATCAGCCGGATTGCCGTTGAGGGTATGCCGTTAACCACATTGCGCACAGCATCCAAGAACTGTAGGCCATGCGGGGGGATTGATTGGCGCGTACCGATGTCTAGCGACAATTCCTCCAGCTTAGGGTTTGCATCCGGCTTATACAAGACAACCTCTCGCTGCCCGTCATTAAGCCAATCCAGCAGCTCATCTTCGGGCCAGCGCGTGTTTGTGGTGTCCTGCAGAATCGTTGCAGCACGATTGAGTATGCTTTGTGCTGTTATCGTTGCCATACGCTATCCTTTCTATGCGAACGAGTACGGAAAACGCGGCACATTGCGGGTGCGCACCTTCCCAGCTTCCTCGTCGCGTATGTATTCGGTCATAATCGCGTTATCCACGCATCCCTTGAGGAATTTGCGCTTGATCTTGACAGGCTCACCTCGTTTGGCACGCATTACGTCACCGTTAAGGGCCAGCTTCACCGGAGCGTCACCGTCGGGGCCGCTGGTTTCGTGAAAGATAACCGTCACGCGGTCTGATTCTTCCTTAGTTTCTTCCGTGGCTGCCTTGCGCGGGCGTCTTGTCTGCGCTTTTTTTGCCGGGGCCTTCTGTGCTGAGAAAATCTCCGCTACCAGAAGTTCCTTATCCTCGCCGGGGTCTACGTTTAAGCCGAGTTCGCTTGCAAGCGACAATAACTCCGCCTGGGGCATCTCTTTAAGCTGTGCCTCTGTGTACGCTTTTGCCATTATCTTCTTCTCCCAAGTGGTTAAAAAGCGGGGGCTTTCACCCCCGCCGTGGGTTTATACGGATGCAGCAACTTCCAGACGAGCCATCCACAGATCGTTCAGAATGACTGCAGTCTGCATGGCTTTCCATGAAGCATGTCCGCGCTGTGCCAGCGGATCGGAATCGGAAGGCTTGGGGTTTGTTACCATCGGAGTGATGGAGCCCTTACCTTTGAGGGGTACGATCCCGTAGCTGTTGGCCGCGATATAGAGAATCGGGTACACATCGGCATTGGTGCCGGTAGTAGACAGCAGGGTATTACTTCCGGTTGTCTCGGGGTCTGCAGAACCACCGGCATCCGCCCATGACTCGAAAACAGTCGAGGACACATAGCGCACGTCCTCACACTTGCCGAGCTCACTTGGATACGGGGTGATACTCCCGTAGTCCTCTGCAGGGGTAAAGCCGGTAAGGTTGCGCACGTCACCCTCAAGGTCAGGGTGGATCAGTGCCACAAACGCCGGGGCTACGTTCTCAGTGCCGTAATTAGGCGTAGAGCGCACAATCTTGGTAATGTGACGCGCGTTCTGACGCTTCAGGGCACGCACTACCCGGCGCTGCATGTCGCGGGAGAGTACAGTGTTTACCGCGGCGCGTGCTTCGCCGTTGGCATAGTGGACGTTGGTTCCCGCCTTCAGGACGTTGAAACGCACCTTTTCAATCATCTGAGCCGCTTGTTCACTCAGAATCTCCTGCGCTTCCTGAAGTACGGGATCTTCGTGAGTGTCCTCTACCACGTCAGAGATAGTTACCAGGTCACCGTACTGCTGCAGGGTGGCGGTAATATCTGTGTGGGTAAGAGTGGTGCTTGACGGCGTAACGCCCTCTGTCAAAGCGTTGGGCGTAGGATCAAGCGCCTCATAGCGCCGGAACTTGGTTACCTTGGTTGAGCGAGTGGGAACCGGCTTACCCTGACCGAATTTCTCCAGCACCAGGTAAGGCTCACCGCGCTTCAGGAGTTCTTTCTGTACATATGCTGCTGTACGCGGGGAAATGTCCCCATATTCTGTAGTTGCCATGATCTAGTCTCCTATTGCGCCTCGTCCCATGCGGCGTCAAAGTCGTCTTTTGCAGCGGCGGTAGTTCTCACCTTTCCACCTCTGCGGCTTTTAACGGCTGCGACGGGCGCTTGTTTTTGTTGTGGTTTTCGCTGTTGTTTGTACGTGTCGAGCATTTCCACCACTTCGTCCGCGCTGCCCTGCTCAATGACGTGCTTAAATGCGGGCTGGAGGTAGGAAGGCTGTTGTTCCACCCATTCCTGTATCTCCCCGCTTTTAACCAGGTCAAAGGCGTCCGGGTGCGCCTTCTGAATGGTCTTGATGTGCTGCTCGGTCTGCTGTTGTGCTTGTCTCTGGGTGAGCGGTTCGATCTGCTGACGCATCTCCTGCCGCACTTTGTCGATCTCGGACTGAAGCTCCTTTTGCGCGATAGCTTTGCTCTGCTTGCGTACCCGCAAAGCCAGTTCTTCGCCCAGATCATCTACAAGGGCTTGCCACTCAGGATCGTCCTCGTCGTCTTCGGGTTCAGGCTCTTTCTTCTGGCTCTGCTCTTGCATCGCCAGAAGTTCCTGCTCACGGGCGCGCAGTTCTTCCTCACGCTTCTTGAGCCGCCCTTCCCATGACTTTCTGCGCTGCCGTTCTTCGGGGGTTTCTTCATCCGCCTGTCCGCCCTCCTGATCTTCTCCCGGCGCGTCGGACTCTTGACCTTCTGCCTGGCCTTCATCCTCTTGCGTTTCGGTGTCCTGATCTTCTGCGGGGGCTTCTTCATCCCATGCAGCGTCAAAATCCTGGTTTTCTTCTACCTCCCTTGTGACTTCTTCCTGTTCTTCTGTCATTTGGTCACTCCTTCGCAGGCCCGTTTAGGGTATCTGCATTGCGTCCTTAATCGACTCCAGGGCACCCAGCGCACCCTGTAGCTTGCGCACTTCTTCTGCCGTGTCTGCATAACGCAGGCGGCTTAAAAGCGCCTCTTCTTCCATGTTGACGAGCTGCGCTATCAGTTTGTAAGCACCTGAGTGCTGCAGCTCGCGTATGTCGCGTATCAGTTCGGGCTTGCTCATCTATTCCCCTTAAACCAAAAAAAAGCGCCGAAACCCTGTTAAGGTTGTCCATCACCTTGCCCCATAAGTTGTTGCATCTGCTGCTGCATCTGTTGAACAGCCTGCTCTAACTGCTTGATATAATCTGTTTCTTCTTCCGGTCTTAACAAGTGTTCCGGTAGCTCCATCTCCTTGAGCATGGTTTCTAACATCTGCCGCCGGTCGATTAAGTTCTGATCCCCTTCGTTGGCGGTCAGATTCAGGAAGTTCTGCAGGTTATTTATCCGCACCTCTTTAGCAACCAGTGAAGTGGACCCGGTTGCTTTAACCTCGTAGTCACCCTTAATATCGTCATCATCCGTGTACTTCATATTCCATGAGTACATTTCTTTCAAAAAGGGAACAGTAATCCCCTGGTCGAAGTTCTCCACCGCGTCCTTAAGGGTCAGGTTTGCAGCACTCATAAGCATGGACAGCCCGGATGCGGTCTTGCCTGCCCCGCTTACGTCGCTATCCCCGTGCATATACGAAGGTATGCCGGTTACTTCGTCGTTCCAGGTGCGGAAAGTCTCGACCATGTTCAGAAGGTGTTGCGTGTGATTCGGCGGAGAGAAGAAGTTTACCGCTCTGTTCTGCCCCTCTGCGCCGCGTCCAGACCGAAGCCATACTTTCATCGGGTATATGTCGCGCGGGTCTTCGGAAGGATCGAGCAGGTCAACATTGACCTCTGCTTGCGGCCCCACCGTAATTGCGGCGTTGTCAATCATTGCTCTGTTGGCTGAGTTAGCCAGCATCTGCGTATCTTCGCCTATCTCCGGCACACCCACGCCAAAGATGGATGTATCGTCCGCTTCGTAGTGGTAGAAGTAATACGGGAGGCGTTGGCTATCGTAAGGGGCCAATACAGCCTTCACCGTCCTGCCACCCAGCACCCACAAGTTTGCCATATACTCAACGTGCTCATCTTCCACGTCCACACCTGCGGCCTGAAGGTCTTGCCCATCTACGTAGCCCCAATACTCCAGAACTTCGTATTTGTTATGCAGGCGCTTCTTAACGCCATCCATCTGCTCATTGATGTTCTTGAGCTCATCCTCCCAATACAGAAGGGTAGCGTCACCTTCCGGGTTGCCCTTGAGATAGTCCAGGATGCGCCGCGCGTCGAAATCTTCCCTTGCCGCCAGGCCGCGAAGATCCTGCTTGCTCATTACATGACGCTGAAACACATAGTCTGCGTCTTCAATGTCGGTCACGCTCATGTCCGGGTATACGTCCCACAGCCTTACCGCCTCGAAATACGGCAATGTCTGCGGTTCTTCGTAGAACTCGTACTGGTTCACCCCTGTCTGGCGATATCCGGTGCGGGTCTTATAGTCAGCCATGGGGCCTTTAAGCACCCCTGTGCCGAATAGGTGCCCCTGGTGAAACACATTGCGGCACGCTGCCTTGTAGCGCAGTTCAATTAGCTGATCCTTGATCTTGCGCTCCATCGCCGTTGCAGATTCCTTCGCATGTTCACGTACCAGCTTTTCCAGCACTTCGGCGGTCGGCTGCTCCCGTGTCTGCTGTTCGTATCTCTCAGCTATCTGTGCGATAAACTCCGGGTCCACGTCCGGCTCCGGGGTTGCTTCGAGCTTGAAGGACTCATTTCTCCCGGAAGGAAAGAGCATGTCCAACAGCCGGGAATCCATCGAGCGCACCTTTATACGCGTAAGACGAAGGAAAGCACGGCTGCGATTCTTCGGTATCGACACGTCCGGGCCGTACTCCCCGCGATACATGCGCAGGTTTTCCAGCCATCTGTCTTCGTATTCGCGCCTCTGCGCTTTGCATTCGTCAAACTGACTCGATAACCGTACCCCCAGGGCGTCGGCTGCCGTCATCTGACTTTCCTGCTCGAACTCTTGTGCTTCCATCTAGTATCCCGCTGCTGTTGCCGGTCTATACGTCCGGGCAGTGGTGTGTGTGCGTTTCTGTGACTGTGCCGGTCGTGCGAAGTACAGACATGCGTACTGCAAAGCGTCCATCGGATGCGAAACGAGGTTTTTGTCTGGCTTATCGACAAAGCGCGATTCCCCCGCGACCTGAAGTCTCCTGTACTGGTACGCGCCCCTGAAACCCTTGCGGATCAGCTTGCAACGATTGCTCACTACAAAGCCCGGCTTACCGTCCGCCATCCTAAGCATTGGTGTCGCTACTGCATCTCGCCTTGCCGTAAAATCGTTGGTCGCTGCCGGTTCCGCCTTAATCCCCGCCTCTTCAAGTATCTCAAAGCAGGTTCTTTCATCCGTTTGGCTCCGTGCCACCCCTGCCGGATCACCAACCACCCGTACATCCATGCCCGGATAGTGCTGCGCTAAGTGTGTCTTGAGCACGTTATCTATGTGCTGTCTCAGCCCCATACCGTCAGCTACTAGCTCATCCAACACCCTTATTTGCCCGTGGGGTGACATCTGCACCAACACTGCGGAAGGGTTAAGCCCAAAGTCAAAGCCGATCACTAGAGGCAGATTGCGGTATGGGAGCAATTCTCCGTCTGCCGCGTGTATGTCTCTAAATTCGGGAAAGACCGGGCGGCCCTCTTCAATCGTGCCGTATTCACCCAGCACATAGACCTTGATCCACTCGCGCGTCTTGCCGGGGATCATACTCTCGTAGTATTTGGGCGGAAGGTTCTCGACGTTCTCCGCTTCGGGGTTCGGCCTATATTGATCGTCCCCCGTGGGGATCATCGCTGGTGGCTGTTTGAAGAAGTCCCACCCACGCGGGCGCTCTTCTTCCGCCATATGGTAAAGCCAATGGTCATCGTCTGGTGGGTTGGTATCGAGGATCATGCCCCACCAGGTCGGGCCTCCGTCTCTTTGTGCCGGATACCGACCCACACGACCGTCCGCGCCGTCTACCAGCGCCTTGTCTGCTTCTCGCGCTTCGTTGAACCACACCCCGGTCAGCTCAAGGGAGAGAAGTTTCTTTACGTCCTTCGGTCGGTCCAAGGCTAAAAAGAGTATTTCCGCTCTTACGTCGTTGATGTTTAAGTGGTATGTAATCGGTGCGCCATCCTTGAGCGTGCCAAATTCGGGGGTGGGGAACCAGTCGAGCCAGGTTTTCAAAGTTGTTTCGCGCAACTCGCCGTAGGTGTTGCGGACTATCGCCCAGCGTGATTTGCGTATCCCCTGCTCGTTCCGGCGCTGCTCACAGCATCGTCTGAATATCTCCCAGCAACATGCGACGCTTTTTCCGGACCCGATGCAGCCCATAAGGACCCGCACTCTTGCCCTTGAACGATGGAACTTCCGCGCCGTCGGCGTTGCTTTATAGCTTATATTGAGCGCTTCACTCATCATCTATGCCGAAGAAATCAGCGTTCACGTTTATCTTCTGTGATACCTCCCGCTTCTCGACATACAGACCACATGCTTTGCCGCGCAGCTCTTCCGCTTTAACCGCCGCGCTTACCTGTCCGTCCTCTACTGCCTTGCGCGCTAATTCTTCCAGCCTGTTCAGGTGGCTCTCAAGCGTGATTCGGCAATCCTTGATGATAGGTTCGCGTAACTCCTCGATCCTCGCCTGTATCTCGCCCCGCTTGGCCATGGCGTAAGCCTTGTTCTGTACGGTCTCTGGCTTCATCTTTCGGGTGTCATAAGCAGAACGGTACGCTTCGGAATTGTTCATCCCCGCAGCTACACCTTGACAAAATTTCTCCTGCTTACTTGTTAACGCCATCTCTTACCCTCATCGCACATCGACAGCCATTCCGCTGCCTGCGCTTGCAATCTTCTATTCGATAGTTATTCCCTTTGCCGCCCATCTCCGGACAGCGCATATCAAAGCCGCGCGGGATTCTCGGCTCAGTCAGTCCTACGCTGCACGCGCTATCTATAGCCCGGCACACGCCCCAAACTGCCTTTGCATATTGAGTACCCCATATACACAGTTTACTACACAGTGGAAACTCAATCAATATTTTTACATTTTTTTCTTTCAGATTTACGGGCACTTGCGAAGAAAAAGCACTGAGTAGCATTTTTAGGGCTTGACGATGTATGATGGTATGATAGTATTACACACGAGTCAGGGGAACGGATAAGCCGACCCCCACAACCTGAGACGCCGAATGAGGCGAAAGGAGAGAGGTCATGAAAAACAATCAGACAGTAACGGGCAAAGAGGCGATTAGCTTAATAGAAAAGCACGGCATTGAAGGAGTTGTAGACCATGGCAACGGAGGGATTGATATAACAGGTGAAATCACCAAACACGATATCATCGCAGCAGATAGATTTACCCTCCACGCCAACTACCCCGGCCCCTGTTTTCTGCACCACGACAAAGAAAATGTTTCCATCTACTTAGACGCAAGCGGCGAGTTTGTCGATGGCGAATGGGGTCTTACCATGGCCGCAAACCAGGCCAAAAAGGTAAGTGACCTGGCTGAGCTTGTATCAGAAAAAGAAGCCGAGTTGGCGTATGGTTCAGAAACCTGCTTGCTTGGCGCATTCGTCAACGAGTATGGCTTTGTTGACGAGGCCAAGCAAAATGACACCACCATCAGCGACGAAGACTATCAGCTTTGGGTTGATGCTTACGAAAAATATGAAGAACTTGAAGCTGCTGGTGAGGATTTTAACGTCAGCGACTGCTTTTAATCTAAAAACATTTATGGCCCCGGCTTCGGTCGGGCATAACGAAAGGGAAAGGGAGGAATGATGGAAGTGCCAACACTTAAAAGTATGACGGACGAAGAATTACAGATGTTCATCGAAGACATTGACCGTGTACACGGTGATATGTTTCTGCGTGTAGCCGAGGACGACAATGGCAGGATATATTACAGCGTAACCGAACGGCGCTTCGATTATGCGAACTTTACGCATACGTATTATTACAAAGACGAAATTCAGTCTGAGCTTGATTCAAGAAAAAACTTCGCAGAATAACCACACCGCCCCTCTCCGGAGGGGCTTTTTTTAAGGAGAAACACTATGCCCAGAAAAACTATCTATTTATCCGACGAAATCATGCCGGTCATCGGGTGCGATGAACCCGGCGCTTTCTCCCGGCGTCTGACCGGAATCATCCAGGATTGGCAGGCGGTCATTGCCGATGCCATGCCGGAACTGAAAGAAGCTGAGTGGCTCTACCTCATGGACATGCTTAACGGCGTTGTCCTGGAAGGTCGCCACGCTGATTTTCTCAAAGACGAAGTACTGGACTCCGCGCCAGTGCTGGCCGACAAGTGGAAAATTGATCCCAGGGCCCTCGCAAAAAAGGTTGACGCTCTCCCCCTTGCCGGGAAGATTGCGATCCAGGACGTCGCTTACCGCTTCTGGCAGCCCCACGGGATCGTCACCGAATACCGCGAGGTGTTGGAAACATGCGGTGCCCGCCTCTCCGAATAGTCCTTAAAAAGTCCCCCTCTTTCGAGGGGGCAAGAAAGGAGGTGTATGTCCAAGAGAAGAAGGGCCACACATCAATAATACTACCAAATTTCAGGCATTTGTGCAAGATTGTTCAGGCTAAATCAAGCTATTTTCTCACCCCTCCTTCGGCGCTTTAATCCGAGTATCGTTCCCGCAAATCTTCTGCTAATCGTGGTAGACCACTCACTATCCATCTCCTTCAGATATCCATTGCTCGTAATTCATCACTGCATCAGCATGTGCTTTATCCAACTTTTCTTGCCCTCCACTTGCTTCTCGGAACTCGGGCCACTCACGCCCTTGCAACATATCACTGCTCGTCTCTGCGATCTTGCGTAACAGATACAATTCTGCGCTATAAATTGTTTCTTCCCGGTCGCCAAACAGGGCTAACAAGTCGTTCAAAATCGACCTCCTTTCAGTCGGCGCTTTAACTCAATCGTTATGCGTCTTGAATCCAGATTTCTTCGTCATCAACAGACACACTAGATCTGAAACCGCAGTTGGCATCGACGCACCGCACAGCATCCCCGTCCTGTACATATCCGGCTGGTGCGTCGGTCAACACCTCGACATCGTTTCCGCACCATGGACATTGCTCAAGCTCAAAATATTTCCACTCTTTCGATTTGTCGTTTTGACCCGAGCAAAAACAAATTGGGCTGTTTTCTCCACAAACACAATATCCCATTAGACACCTCCATATGTAGATATTACACTTGACGTCCTCCCCTCCCTGAAGGAAGGGGATTCCCGATATTGCTACCAGGAACTTTCTGCTTCACAGAAAACAGCCTATGTCTCAAAGAGACACGGGGCTTACATTCTCTCCACAGACTGTTGCGGCAAGCCCTGCCGCCAATATGTTTTTGGCCGCGTTTATGTCGCGGTCATGATGGGTGTTGCACTCAGGACACGTCCACTCTCTTTTGGAAAGTGGCATGGATTCTTCTACGTGGCCGCAGTTCGAGCAGCGCTTGCTCGATGG